CTATGCGCAGGTTCAAATCCTGTCAGGGGCTTGTCATGATTGGTATTCATGTCTCTTATGGGGTATCTACCCCTTTCTATTTAGCACAGCGTAACCACACAGGTCTTCTAAACCTGTCTCATAAAACTGTGGGAAGGACGAGTCGAGGTTCAATTCCTCCGCTGTGTATATCAAATTTTGGAGGTTTGCTAGTATGGCTAGAACTGGTAAACTTTACTCTGAAACAATGCGAGAACTCAGTCTCTTGGATGAGGACTCACTAAAGCTTTATCAAATGCGTTGGGGGCTAGTAGACGTAGATGAAGTTCTTGTGAGTAAGATAGGCTTTGAGGTTTATAACTCAATTCCTCCTGCGACTCCTGTGGCTAAAAATGCTATGCTTCAAATTATGGCTAGTTTTGAAGATAACTATGAGCGTAAGGAGTGGGCTGACCGTATTGAGGGTAAAGCAACTCAAACTACTGTCAATGTCAACCACGATACCAAGGATGGTGTTGAGGAGCTTAAGAATTATACTAAAGCTAAGCTTGATGAGTTGTTTGGAGATATGAATGACTAAGAAGAACCCTAGAAATAAGGTTTTTGATAGCTATTATCCTGATCTTTTGGTTTTATTAGAGACATTTGCATCCTCAGTGATCTATGATGGTGATTATTTGACTGCTGAAGATGCTGTCATTGACTACCTTGTGGATATGTACTCTTCGACATTCCTAGATGAGATTGATTACATCTTGGATGCCTTAGGGTACAATATCTATCCACAGGATCTAATAAACCTGAGAAATGGTGTTGATACTTCTGCTTTTGTGAGAAGCAATCGTGGAAGACTCAGAGAGATTCTTGATGGTCATGTAAAAGACCTTAAGAAGCTTGTGAATGAAAACAAGGACACTCAGAGCAAAGAAGATATCTTCCAGTCCTATTGGTCTAACATTGACCGTCTTGCTTTAAGTGAGACACAGATGGGAATTGAGAAAGCTTCTGTGCAAAGTGCTAAACTCTTTGGAGACATCACAGGTGAACAGCTCATGAAAACATGGAACGCTGTAGGTGATAAGCGAACATGCCCTATCTGTAAGGCTATGGATGGTTTGACCATTCCTGTGGATGAAAGCTTCCAGGCTGTAGCTCCTTCAGTTCAGATCTCAGAAAGTCTTGATTACACAGGAGGAGATACTGTTTATGCACATCCAAGATGCAGATGTTGGGTTACTTACTCAAAAGCGTAAGGTTTTATCCAACAAGGAGAAGTTATCAATCCTTTTGGATCAAGTAACTCCACAGGATCAACTAAAAGATGCTGTGAAGGGAAAAATACCAAAACACTTTAAGCGAAATACCATTCGTGAGAGGTTTGGTTTAGAAAAAGAATTAGAATATTACAAGCTTGGGTTCACCACAGCATTATCTGAGTTTAACTTAGAGCTATGGTGGTCTCAAGCTGTGCAATTTGGAGCGTTCCTTAGTGGAGACTTCAAAACAGGATATTGTGTGGCTACTCCTCGGTATGGTAAGTCATTCCTCTGTGGTATTATGTCAAACCATTTTGCCTATGAAGGTGAGAACTGCTATGCTGTAGGATCAACACAAGAGTATTCAGGAATTATCATACAGCACGCTAGGGAAATCCTAGTGAACGCTCACCCTGATGTGAAGGCTATGTTGTCCTTTGATGAAAAGGATGTCACTTCAGTGGATAAGCGACTAAAGCGTGGTTTATCATCATTCTCTAGTGAAGGGTTCACATTCAGAAATGGTGGTAAGTTAGAGGGTCTATCCGCAGGTAGTAACTATACCGATCCTTCTAAAATCCATGTTATTGGTCGTGGAGGAAACATGTTTGGGGATGAAGCTTCTGACATCTCACCTATTGCCCTTGGTCACATGGGTCGTAGAGAATTTGAGTCAGATGATGGTCGTAAGTTGATTATGTACCTAATCTCTAACCCACGGTCATTGAATAGTTTTTATGACTTCATGACCAATGAAGACCTTGCTGATGATGAATTTGTTATGTGGCTGGATGTGGTTACAGCAATGGAGGAGGGAAGCATCAGGTACACCAAGGATGAGCTGATGAGATCTCAGTTCACAATCACAGAGGACTCCATTCGAGAAAACCTTCTGTGTGAGTTCCCTACTGAGAGATCTTCATTCTTTGATGCCTCACCTGATATTCTTGATGATTTTGACATGAAAGCAGAAGGCTTGGAGTTCTTCCTTGGAGTGGATAGTGCCTATAAAGGTGCGGACTCTATCCAGGTCACTATCTCTTCTGTGGACAAGTCTAATCACTTCACAGCTATTGATACAATGGACATTAAGCCTAAAGAGTGGATTGATGGTGTCACAGCTATTGAAATTGTCAATAAGATTGTGACCATTGCCAATCAACTCAATGTGAAAGCTATCGGCATAGATGCTGGTGGTGGAGCACACATTGTACAGCCTCTCAAGATGAGAAGGTTGTCAGGACAGCTTAAATGCCCTGTGTATGACATCAACTTTGGTGGTAAACCTACTGAGATTAAGATCATTGGTAAAGATCCTAGTGCTGAATATGCTTTCAACAGAAGGGCTGAAATGCACCTAATGCTGAGAGGTATGATGGAAGCACAAAGGGTTTCATTTGTGAGAAAAGTGTGGGATGCTATTTCAAGGCAGATGTCATTTGTGTCTGAGGTTCAAAGACCTGAGGACAGGAAAGTTAAGATCAGACCTAAGGCAGAGATCAAGAAACTACTCAGACAGTCTCCTGACGAACTGGATAGTGTATTGCTTTCTCTCCATGTGGCTGAATTGTATTATCTAGGAGGGTCATAATGACTTGTGGAAAGTGTAAGAAAGATGACTGTGGTGGTCAATGTGCAATGGATAGGCACTTCCTTGCTGACTACAAGGACAGATTGATCTATTCAAGTACAGGATTCAGAGGAACATCTATCAATGAAAATCTAGAAGAGATTGAGCAACTGGCTCTTGATCTTCCTGATGTTGATTACATCCTAGATAACATTGTTAATTACATGTTCACTAACTCCCTTACTACTGATGACTTCAGTAAGGATGAGGAGTTGAAAAAATTCCTTTATGGTCATAATTTCAATGGACAACGAAACTATGATGTATTAAAGCAAGTAGCTAAAGGGTATAGAAAATATGGATACTATGGTATTCTAAACACAAAAGAAGGTCTTGTAGGTATTCATCCCAAGGATATTCTTGCTTGTGTGATTGATTACCCTAAGATGCCTGTATTAAGACAGAACTTGACTTATCTTATCAAGAAGGGTGATTACTACAGAACACCTTATGTACAGAAAACAGGAAACCCTAGAGTAGCAACTGACTACTCAGAGGATGACATCAAAGAAATCCTTAAAGACCCTGAGAAGTACAAGAATGATGTAATGGTAGTAACAAGTGATGAGTTCGCTTGTGTCAGACTAGATACATCACAGGTATTCTGTATGAGTCCTTTGCTTAAGGATAGAAAGCGTGTAGAGCTTATTCTGAATATCCTTAACCGTATGAACTATGATATCTCAAGAAATGGTATTGGTACTATTGCTTTACAAGCTAAAGATACCTTGGAAGAACAGATTGAGGAAAGTGTAGAGCAAGGTTCTGCTTTCTCTAGTGGAGAGCTACTTGACATGGGTAGAACTGCTAAGGCAGAACGTACTCAGAAGATTGTTGAGGACATGAACGCCTTTGCTGAGAAGCTTTCTGAGACTGAGTTCAATGATGCTATTGTATATTCAGGAAACTTCCAAAACCTAGAACAGCTTGAGCGTGATACTAAAGCAACTGACTTCCTGGACTACCTTTCACAGTATGTTCCAGCTATTATCTGTCAGATGTTTGGAGTTCCAGCTAGACTGTTTGACTTGAATAAGACAGTATCAAACATTGGTACTTACAGTATTATTGACAATGCTATGAAGAACACAATCATTCCAATGCGAGATCACTTCCTTGGACAGATTGTACACTTGCTTCAACATGCTACTGGATTGAAAGAGCATATTAAGTTTGATAGCTATGAGTTCACTAACAGCTACAACTACAATAATGACCTTTACATCCTGGATGTGTATGAACGCTTGAAAGGTGTCAATGAGCAGATGGCTGAGGCTTACTTAGCTAAAAACCTAATCGTGTAAGGAGTATATAATGTCAGACAAGATTATGTCTATTGAAGAGCTTGCTAAAATGCAGGAGAAAGTCATTGATGCAACTAAATCAGACGCACCTGTGGCTATTGAAACACCTACCACAAGTGTTGTGAATGGTGATCCCTCTAAGGTTCAATCTATTGACCCTAAGAACTACACAGTGGAGTTATGGCTTCCTGTGACAAGTGCTACACCTGCAACTGCTGAACGTGTAATGGATGGTACAGCATACAAACAATTTGTAAATGCTGATCAAAAGTTCATTACAGCTCGTATTGCACGTAAGGTTCGTAACTATGCTTCAGTAATCACTATGGCATTTACAAAATTCAATGAAGATGGGGACTCAGAGATCTACACTGTGGATGATCTGCTTAAAGTCTATGAAGTCTTTGATGATGATGTGATTGATGCTTGTGAGAAGCTTGTAGGTACTGTTCTAGGTATTCCTGATCACTTGATGCAATATATCACTGATACTTCATTGATTGAGACTTGCACAAAGATCATCAATAACAACCCTTCATTTTTTCAAGCTGGTTAGTTATCTAATTCGATACAACTGGGCTTGGGTTAATGGAAAGATAAAAGAGAAAGATGACTACCGTGGACTAGCCTATGAGGACATGGTAGCTATTAACCTTGATGACATAGAGGAAAAAGTCCTTGCTGTGGTTAAAGAGTACAGGATGGACTACCACTATGTTGCAGATAAGATGTACTACCCTGATGTTACTGTGTATTATGCTAAGATGGTAAATAATAATGCTTTCAAGAGCTACAATGACTATCTTAACCTTGATGAAGAAGCAAAAGGTAAGTATGTTACTGATTGGGGAGTTCCTGAACCTTATGAGTATGAACTCCTAACACCTGAAAAACAACAGAAGGCTATTGAAGCCAAAGATAAACCTAGTACTAATTCCTTGAAGGATATGTACAGGCATGGAGGAAGATTAAATGACTGAAGTACTTGGTGATGTACTTGGATTCTTAGATACTAAGCGTAAAGAAATTATGCCTGAGTATGTACGCAATGGAAAACCTGTGTACACACTACGTAAATATGCAGACTTGACTGACCTTGATGCTGAGGTTCTTATCAATGGTGGTACAGAAAACGTAGCACAAAAGATCCCTACTATTGGGGTATCAGGTAATATGCTTCGTACCCCACGTACATCATATGCTGTGAATGTTGAAATCGCTTTTGACAATCGTGTGAAAGTATCTGACCAAGATTTAGGTGATGGTAAGACTGAAAAGGTTTACACCTTTGTGGTTGACCAACGTGCTCTTATGGAACAATCTACTGGTCACATCTATGCAAACTACATTGTAGGCTTTGTGATTGGTAAAGGTAAAGGTGGTAAGCCTGAGGTTCGTGGTACTGTACACATCAAGGAAGATGAGTTCATCAATGACTTTGATGCTACATTCGATCCATTTGAGATGGAAGCTATCATGGACTTGATTAACCATTACAAGCTTGAGCATGGTACAGCCAAGGTTATTGATACTATCAAGTTTTAATTTAGTTGTGGTAGGGTTGACTCCCTACCTCTTTTTGTTATAATGTGAATATAATTATGCAAGGAAGGAGCACGTTTAATGGCTACTATTAAAGTTCCTAAAATGAACCTCAAGATTGAAGTTGATGGGGAAACTAAAACTTTCAAGTCACCCTTGGCTGAAACAATCTTGGCTCAAGTAAGACGAGTAGTTGTAGGGCATGAACAGATTCAATACTATGATGTTGATGAAAACAAGTTCAAGTCATTCACTTATTGCTGTGGTGATAAGTATGAATTTAACTATGAGCTTGAAGAAGTTCCACTTAAAGACACTGAAGTTGACTGTTATGGATTCCCTATCACTTATGCAGGAGATAAATAATGACAGAAGTAAAAACCGTAGGACAAACCTACCAAGAGTACTTGCGTGAAGTACGTGCAATACAGTTTGGTAGAGAGTCTGAAGTTATTTCTTCTATCACTGAAGGCACAACTGTTAAAGCTGTGGAGGCTGAGAAGCCTAATAAACAAACAAAGAAGAAGGTAGACAAGTAGTGAGTAAATTTAGAGTATCAAGATTCCTGAAGCGTGACCTAGTTGCTAGAGTAAGTTTCTTGAATGATAAAGGTATTATCCAAAACTCACGAAAGTTCTTTGAATTTTATCCTGGTGACAACCAAGAGAGCGAAGGTTGGTATGAAACTACTGATGAAGTTCTCTTGGCTAGTCTAAAGGAGCAAACAGAACAGCTACCTTATTCACCTGAGACTGAGGCAGGACTCAAACAAGACAATGTTGAGTATGAGTACGCCTACTGTGCCTCATGTGGTGGTAAGAAAGTAAGAAAACTTAAATATAATTTGTTTGAGGTTATTGAATAATGCACATCAAGACACAGATTGCAGGAAAGATCATGAATGAGATCAATGACTACCTTGAAAGAAAAGATAGCCTTGATAACATCTTGAACTTATCCCAAGAAAGCACTGAAAAAGAATGCCTATCTGTGAATAAGGTTGAAAACAGTGAAGGTTACATGACCTTGTTATCTGAAGGATCTGTGCTCTATCAGGATGGTACTATTAGACTTTACTTGTGTAAGGGTACACTCAAGAACTGGTATGATAGCATTGATGAAACTTTTGAAGGTTATGTATCAACTGGTCACAGAGATCTCAATAGTTACCCTGTTAGAGAAGGTTATTTCAGAAAGAATGACCTTAAATTGGTTCAGGATGACAATGGTAGATATGATCTACTGGTTAAACCTCATGTCAATACACAACTAAGCAATGTTAAGGATATTATCCTTCAAGATGAGCCTTTTGCAATCTCATCTGAGTTCCTATGGTATCACAAAGATATTGGGGATGATGATATTGAAGAATATGCAAAACTCATTGCTTATAATGTGGAACATGGCGGTGATATTGATGTACCTATCACAGATAAGGTAGAGATTACTGGTTTCTCTTTTGTAGGGAATCCTGGTAATGCTAAGAGTGGTGGATATGATCCATCCTTACTAGTAAGAAATGAGGAAGAACACTTGAAGAATAAAGAAATTCTTGAAAAAGTACTTGCTCACCTTTCTGCTCAAGTAGAACCTGAGGAAGTTAAAGAGGATGAAGTCCTTGAAGAAGCTCCTGTGGTTGAAGAAGAGCCTAAAGCTGAAGAAGCTGAAGAAAAGGTAGAGGAAGCTACTGAAGAGCCTAAAGAAGAAGAGGCTAAATCAGAAGACTCTCAAGCATTGGCACAAGCTATTGAAGCTATTGAGAAATTGACTGCTAAAGTGGAAGCTCTTGAAGCTGAAATTGCTACTAAAGATGCTATTATTGCAGAAAAAGAAGCTAATGAAGATGCTGTAGAAGGACAACTTTCTAAGCTTGCTGTGTTGCTTGAAAAAGCAAACCCTGTGGTTGAGAAAGCTTCTAAAGTAGTTGAAGAAGAACAACCTAAGAACCGTTTTGGGCGTGTTCGTTTTGGAGGACAATAAATTGACTAAAGTAAATTTTGATATTTTGCTTGGTGAAGCTATTGATAACTTGTATGAGCGTACTAAAGCTCAACTAGCTAACAAAGAAAACTTCACTAATGAAGATGGTAAGATTCCTTTCGGTATCTCACGTGACTGGTCTAAAGCTCAACCTTCACTTCGTGAAGTAGGCATGGATGATGAATTGGTAAACGATATTCTTAAACGTTTTGAGCAATCATCTTTCGGTGCTTTGCGCCAAGCTAAAAATGGTGACTGGATCATGGAAGGTATCACATGGGGTACTAAAGCTCCTGACTTTGCTAATGATACTTCAGATGCCTGCTGTTTCACTGAGAAATTCACTATGCAAGCAACTGGTGATGCTACTCCTGTACGTTACCTCTGTTTCAAAGACTGTGAAACTAGACTTGACCGCTTGATGAAAGACAAAATGCACTTCAAACAAGGAGATCTTATCAACATCTTCCAACGTTTGGGTATGTCTTATGAAGAAGCTGAACAATTCATGGCTTGGTACACATTTGCCTTTATCGTTCAACGTCATATCGTTCAAGGTATGTTGAACTTCCAAGGTCAAGGTCTTCGTCCATTCGCAGGTGTGGCTGAAATGATGTCTCACCCAGGGGTTACTCCTATTGATGCTTCAGGATCTATCATTGGTGCTTTCCGTCAAGTAGCTTGCTACCTAGATGTATTGAACAACCAATCTGCACGTTACAAGATCTATGTTCACCCACTTACACTTCGTGGAATCAAATCTGAAATTGTGCCTGGTAAAGATGGTAAACTTCCTCAAGGATGGTCTGTAAACGGTGAGTCTATCTCATTCCGTGGTATTCCATTTGGTGTATCTTACCACTTGCCTTATGACCTTGAAAAGACTATGACTGGTGAAGCTTATGTGATTGACTTGTCTAGAGTTGAAGCTTTGACTCAATATGACTTGTTTGTACCACAATCTTCTATCTACACTCAACGTACAGAAGATACTACTAAACCAGGATGTGAAGTGATCTGTGATAAGTATGAAAACTTCGGTTTGGTACATACTAACTCACCAATCTCTCACTTGTTGATTGCCAACATTCCATTGGATCAAACTTGTCCTGCTGTGGTATTTGAGCGTATCCAAGGTCTTCTTACAGGTCTCAATCCATTCCCTATGGCTACTATCCCTGCAAAATAAGGAGTTAAGATATGCAACCTGAATTGGAGTTAATGAAGATTACACAGAAGCTTCAAGATAGGTGTGGCTGTTTTGACTGTGATGATGGAGCAACTATGCAACGGTACATGGAGAGCTTTCTCCGTGTCCTTGCTAGGCTGTTCTGTTGGACTGATGGTGAATGTGATACTATCTTAAGAGCTAGAAGACATGAAGTGATTGAAGTCAAAGACTTTGAAATCTGCGGCTGTGATGCAATGGTTGAGATCAAGCCTTACTACTTTAAAGGTTTTGACCCTTCAACACTTAAGGTATATATGCACAAGAGAAAAGGTCTTGAGCGTGAGGAGTATGAAATTACTCCTGATAAGTACAACTGGTCTTTTGTTGATGGAACTATTCTTATCAACGTTACTGAAGAGTTGAGTCCTTGCTGTAGATGCTGTGATCCTTGCTCCTGTGAAGCTGAATACAAGATCATTCTTGACTATGAAGCTGGGTATACTTCTGCCAGTCTACCTGACTGTATCTTTGAAGCAATGTGTCACTTCATGAACATCTTTGTAGCCTACCAAAACAAATGTGGTACACTTGATGAGTGTGCTAACATGGATAGACTTGCTGTAGGAGCTGTCCTAGAGCAAAAATCAGTAGACTACATTGTTCGTAAATGGACTGTGGATAAGACAAGCCTAGATACAATCTATGTTAAGCTTATCAACACATGGGCGCTTAAGACACTTAGTTCACTATCCCTGTGTAAGAAAGTTTACACAGAAAATATGTACTTAGCTATTGGGAGAAGGAAAGAATGCAAGTAAGATACAATGGAGAGTATGCTAGAGAGCAACGCTCTTATGGCTGTTCCAAGTGTGGTACTGGTCGCTCAATTAGTGGAGTAGAAACTTATAGAACTGTGTATAGAACTTACTACAGTGGAAGACTTTATATTTTTGAACAGGGTAAAACCTATCCTGTGGATGACATCTTAGGTAAGTATCTAACTAACTTAAGATACACAGATAAAGAAGGTGTAATCAGAAATACTTTCTCTGAAGTTCCTGATAACACTGAGGCTACCTATGTAAGAAATGTAGAAGAGACTGAGTTTCATATCCCTGAAGAGCCAAAACCTACAGAAGAGACTCCTAGATCAGATGTAACACCTAATGAACCATTAGACCATCTTGGATAGGAGGTCGTAGATGCCACTACCTAGAACTAATAGAGAGATCCTTGTGTTAAGGCAAGGCACAGCAACACCTACTTATGATGAGAACTCTAGGCAGGTCATGAAGTGCTTGTGGGAAGAGGTTGAGCATTTATATTGTGTAGACCACATGCCTACATCTAGGGGTTCTGAGAGTGATGCGACTACAACCCACACTCTTGAAGGATCTAGACAACTAGAGACTTTCTACTTTTCACTACACAACCAACATCACTCCTGTGATTTTGATATTAAGCATGGGTACTACATCCTACAAAGAATATCTACCAAGTGTAACTATTGGGAATGTCCTGAGGATGCTGGTTATATGTTTTGGAAAGTAGTAGCATGTCGCACTTATGAGATTATGCCTGGGTGCTGGGATATAAAGATGACAGGTGAAAGACTGTCTCCACGTGAGAGTGAACAGAAAGTACTTGAGTGTGCCCCTTATATCAAACAGTTACAGGGGGTGATTACTCGTGACCACGACTGATATTCACGACTGGAAAGGTACTGAGTTTGTGGAAGAGTTTACCGACTTTGTTCTTACTGGTACTTTGGAAGCTAAAGCTATTGCTTCTAAGCAAACAGGTAGAATGGTAAACTCAGTTAAAATAAGAAAAGTCAGTGATGGCTTTGAGGTGTATAGTGATCGTAATGACTTCCCTCCTACTAAGCGAGGTAAAGTTAGATACTATACCAAAGTTTATGTTGAGAGAGGCTATCCTAATTATCCTCCATTTGACTTCCTTATGGAAGGTTTCCTAAATGTAGGAGAGGGAGAACTTGTGAAAGGTGGAGTAGGTCAGTACTCTGCTAAGCACCCTTCAGGTAGACGGGGATCAGGTACAGCAATTCTAACTCAGAGCGATAAGTCTGCTGTGACTGCATATAGAGAAAGAGCTGAAAGTAGATTGGCTGTTAAGATTCCTAAGAGGCTACAGAAATGAATAGTGCAATATACATAAACATTAAGAAATGGCTTCAGATGTATGGAGCTGGTGTTCTAGACTACTTCATTCAACCTGACCATCCTGAAGAGCTAGACCCTAGAAAACGTTATGATAACTTTGATGTGCAATTTAACCAACACGTAGGAACTACTGAGCACTTCCAACTTAACCAAGGAGCTGAGTTCCCATTCTTGGCAATAGATGTTTCTTGTGATAATTCTTCTAAGTGCTTTCCTAGATTCTATGTAACATTCTCTGTATATTACTCATCTGTGTCTCCACCTACTGGTAGGGTATGTATTGAGAACACTCCTGAGGGTAAACTTGAGTATAGAGAAGAAGTGCACTGTCAAATAAAAAATATGTTGGTTCATCAAGTTAAAACCCCAAAAGGTATTCAGAGAAAGACATTCGCTCAGGATGTAGCTTCATTGGATAATTGGTACTTACCTATCAATGCTAAAGTGCTTGATGTGGGATGTCCATTAGACTTCTCTAATGAGCTTGTAGATGAGGTTGAAATGTTCTCATTCCCTGCTACCTTATCAATATATACATGTTAAGAAGGAGAGAGAACATGGCTGTGGAAAAACCACTAAATGTAGATGAGTTCTTCATGTCTCGTAATGAGATTGCAAACCGTCACGGTAGCCGTCTTGAGCTTCAAGCAATGGCACGTGTCCGTGAACACATGGTTGAAGAAGCTAATAAACCAAAACCTTCAGTGCAAGCTGATAACAAGAAAAAGGAGAAATAAATGTCTAACTGTTTTGTAGATATGTCTCATCCTATGTACGGTTACAATACCCAAGATAAAGACAATAAAATTATTGTTGCTATCAATGAGGAAATCCGTCCTTGTGTTCGCTGGAAAGCTAACAAACAAGTACAAATTCCTACTGGTACTTTAGTACAATACGTACGTAAGGATGTGCCTGAAGATCAACTAAACTGTACACCTTTGAAATGCTTCAACACAGGAACACTTTATGTGAAATCTGCTGAAAAAGCTATCAAGGTAAACTACCAAGTACGCTCAGATGCTGATGACTATGCACTTGGTTTCAACATGGTATATGTAAACGTTCCTAAAGCTGGTACTTACCAACTTAAAGTAGCTGTAGCAGACTTTACAGATCTTGCTCAAGCTAACTCATACGTGTACACATACAACTTTGAAACTCATGCACCTGGATTCGTACTCCGTACTATTGACCTTGCTGATACAAAAGCAATGACTCAAACAGGTACAGGATGGAAACCTTCTGACCACGGTGTAGTAATCTCTTATGAAGTTACTTACACAGGTACAGATGACTTTGATGGTCAAATTGGTCTTTCATCTCCAATGATCGTTAATGATCGTGCTGAGTTGCGTAAATTCTCTAATGTGTTGCTTTCATGTTTGACTTCATTCACACACAACATTTCAGTACCTACTACAGATGCTAGATGTTTTGGACGTCAATATGACAAATCACAAATTGAGATCACTAAAGAAATCACAGCTACTACAACTTCTTGTAATGACTACTGGTTGAACCCACTTCAATCTATGTCTAAGAAGCTTACAAGTGGTATTCCTGTGACAGACAGCTTCACAGTAGAACGACTTGAAGTAGATGGTAAAGAATATGGATCACTTGTGATTCCTGACTTGTACTATGAAGATTGTAATACAATCATTATCTCTTCAGACCGCTGTGACTGTACATACCTTTCATCAATGCCAATCTCTGCTGGTGTAACTCTTGAGGATGATGAGTTTATTGCTCTTACTCAAACACATCATGGATTGAGTCGTGGTACAGTTCTTGTGAACCCAATGTACATTGGTGAAAAACTTCTTGTGACTTACAATGCTGAGCGTGATGTTGAGCTTATTGTAGCTAATGACAAACGTTTGAGAAATACACACTTCCGTGTAACTCAAATGGTTGAAAATACAAGAGGAATTAAAGAATACTATGTATTCAACAATGTTCTTATCACTGAAAACTCAAGAGAGTTCGGTACAGATGGAGAAATTACCTTGTCACTTACCTTCACTGTAAGTCGTGATGAAGAAGGTAACTTCTATGAAATCCGTAGAAACATTGAGGATGTAGCTTAAGTAGGAGAGTTTTAATGTCAGTACGTACTATAAGTGTTACAATTAATGGTCTTAACGATATTGAGGCTAAGACAAAATTATTGAATAACATGAAAGCGACTGTGCTTGACATTGAGCGTATGATTAAGAAGATGGGCAGGTCTAATAACCTGCCCTCTATTAATTTAAAGCTCAATATTGATACTTCTGATATTCAAAGACAGATTAATAATGTAAATGCTCTTGTGAGCAAGGCATCAGGATCTAGTGTTGGTGGAAGTAGCAAGGTAAAAGGTCAAGCTATAGAGGTCACTAACTTAGCTGAGTCTTGGAAAAACGTAGGATCTGCTATGTCTATAGCTGATAGAGCACTTACTAGTCTGACATCAAACATGATTAAGCTAGGAGCTATCAACCCTGCTAAAACAATGCTCAGTGGTCTCAGATCAGTCTCTTCTGAGCTTTTAAATGTACAGAAGTCATTTACATCATTAGTCAATGGAAAGCTTACCAGTGGCTTTCAGGGTATCATTAATTCCGCTGTGACTACCTTGAGACAAGGTGTTGCTGGAATGGTGTCTGAGTCACAAAAAGTAGGGGATGCTATGCAGATCTATAGGGTCAACATGTCATCTCTAGGCTTCAGTGACAAGGATGTAAATAAGTCTCTCAAGAGACTAGGAGATTATGGTAAAGCTTCTGTGTATGATGCTTCTGACTTGCTCAACCAAGCATCAACTTACTATGCTTACAATCGTAAAGACTCTGAAGATATCGTAAAAGCCTTTGCTGGGCTTATTGCACAAACTCAAAACCCTGTACAGGGTCTTAAGACAGTAGGAGAGCAAACAGCTCAAATGCTTGCTAATGGTTATCTTAACCAACAAGACTTCAAGTTCACAAGAGAAAGATTCTCTGCTCTTGGGGCTTCTGAAGTAAATAAACGGCTTCTAGAGCTTGCTCAGGCTAAAGGCTACAAGTCTATTATTGAAGCTACTCAGAAGAAGGGTATCACTGCTGATGAATATCTAGATGTTATCAAGGAAGTAGGTAACAGTCCTAAGTTCCAGAGTCTTGTGACATCTATCCTCACACCTAAGCAGGCTATTGAGAACTTAAAAGAAACACTCTCAAACCTCCTTGTGTTTGACAAAGTGGATGAAGATGGTAATACTACCCCAGGTGCACTTAACAAGGTGTATGTGGCTACAAGAGACTTCATTAAGAACATCACAGATCTGGTAGGTAGTGCTAAATTTGAAGGCTATGTAAGATCACTAGGCAATGCTATTGGTACAGGCATTGAGAATATCAATAAGTTCTCAAGAGCTATTACCCTTATGTTTGGTGATAACCTGATTAAATCAATGGAGAAGTTTGGTAAGGACTTTGCATCTAACTTAGATACAAATGTCATGAAGAACTTCCAAGGATTGATGCAATCTGTGATAAACTTCTTCAATGAGTCAGGAAGTGCTATTGGTCGCTTTGTAGGTGAAGCTGGTAATGCTTATATCAAATATCTTACCTCTTGGATTGATATTGGTAGATCATTAATCAGTGGGGGTATCCTAGATGCTATCACTAATACCATTGATGTTATCACTAATCTACAAACCCTTGCTGTTGACAGTGGTGCTGTAAAAGGATTAGCTGAGTTCCTTAAGGGTATGTCAGATGTATTAAAAACACTGACAGGTGATGGTAAGTATAGATCCTACGCAACTACAGTAGTTACATCTATTAGAGGTTTTGCAGAAGAGCTAGTCAAAACACTAGATTTTCTAGTTAAGAAAACCCCTATAATTGAAGTTGCATCCAAGTTAATCTCTTCTGTGTTTGACTTCTTCTCAAACTTTGTGAAACTCACAAGACAAGGAATTGATAATGATGGCTTCAGAAATGGACTTAAGAACTTAGGTAATGTTGTAAAAGACTTACTTGATTACTTAGCTCCTGTGCTTGCTAGAATAACCTCTAGTGCCTTAAATGCCCTTACATCTGACACAGGTGTGAGATTCTTTAAAGCACTCTCAAACTTCGTTAAAGCTGTTGTGACAGCTATTGAGAATGTTATTAAGTCCTTTGGTGGAGGAAACTTACAAAAAGGCTTTGAAAAGATCCTAAACACTCTTACTGTAATGGTAGAGATGTTTGCTAAGGTTGCTGAAGTACTTGGTCATGTAGGTAAATACCTCATCATTGGGGCACTTATTGGAAAAGCCACTTCTCTTGTGTCTAACATTGTGTCATTCATTGGTACAACTGTTAATAGCCTTGGTCAACTAAGCAACTTTGCTCTTCCAGGAAAGGTTAAGCAAGGAGTAGCTGGTGGACTTACAGGAGGTCAAAACCTTCTTACTGGTGGTGGTTTAATTTCAGGCTTCCTTAACAAGAGAGCTGATAAGTACTACTCTAAGAAGAGTCAAAGAGCTTTCCTTGCTGATGACCCTGAAATGGGAAGCTACTATGCAGGTTTAGCCTTACAAGCTAGAAATAACACTAAAGAGCAACTTAAGCTTAGTAAAGTCTTTAAAGATTCTGCTCAAGCTTATAAGAATGTTAGAGCCAATGGTGGTACATTCAGACAGGCTATTGGAGCAGGTTTTGATAAGGCTGGTAACTTAGGTCAATCACTCAAAGGAGCTGGTCTTGCCTTTGGTACTATGTTTGGTGGAATAGCCTTAGATGGTATCAACAATGCTGTACAAAGTAGTAAAGTTTCTACAGGTATGAAACAAGCCTCTACTGTGATTACAAGTACTGCATCAGGAGCTTTAGCTGGTGCTGGTATTGGTTCTATGTTCACTCCTATTGGAACAGCTCTTGGTGCTGGTATTGGTGGTTTTGTAGGACTTATCCAAGGTATGTTCACAAATGATGCTGAAAACCAAGCTAAGAAGGAACAAGCTAAGTTAGAAGCTGAAGCTGAGAAACAAAAAGAAGAGCAGAATAAGGCTATTAGAAGTGCCAAAGTTGATGCTCTCAAACAAGAAGCTAAGCAGTATGGTGATCTGATGAGAAACTTCTACAAGTCAGTCACTAATGACTCTTCTGTGCAATCTGATATCTCTAATGCCCTAGCTCTTGTGTCAGGTAACGCTGGTAAGTTTGGTGGTGACCTAAGTAAAGGTGGGGCTAACCTTGGACTTGCTACTGAGTACCTTCCTAAAGATGTTGACAAGTACAGTGTTAACATTGGTGGTCAAGAGAAGACTTGGGCACAGTGGAAAGAAGAGCTTGGTGTTACTGACATTGAGCTTATGAAGTCACTACAGGCTTTATATGCACAGTATGGTCAAAGATATGTTGAGCTTAAGAATACCACAGATGGTACTACTGCAACTATTCAAACTCTCTCTGATACTGAGTACAAGAGACAAGAAGATTCTTCTAAGAACTTCACAGATGCCTTTAATGCTCTTGGAATTGCTACTCAGAAGATTCCTGAAATTCCATTCAAGAAGATTGCTGAAGTTAAAGAGCAATTAGACTATGCACTTAAAGGAGGGAACTTCAGTAATAAGGAAGATCAAGACTCCGCTGTGCAAAAAGTCTTAATGGACATGGGAGCTAGCGAGGAAAAGGTCATTAATGCTTCCAAGGAAGATCTCTATAGATGGGCTAGAACACTTCAGGAGTCTGCTACAGCAAATTCTAAGAGTAATGATGAAGTCCATGCTACAGCAACAGATGAACTTAGAAAAGTAGTTGATAGTACTAAGAATAAAGTTTGGAAAGATCTTTTAGATGGCATAGTCAAGAAAAGTGAAAACTTTAACACTGAAGATCTTATTAGTCTTTCTACTGCTGGTAAAGCACTAGATGATGCTGACTCCAAAATTATTCAGTATAAACTTCAACAGGCATCAAAAGCTACAAAAGAGAAAATCAATGAAGTTGCAGGTAAGAATGTTGATGATCTTATTCAAGAGCTTAAGATGCTAACTGGTTCTGGATTGACTGAAAACTCTACTTATAAGGCTGACACTAAAGAGTTTAATACTATCCTAGAGAAAATAGGTATTATTGACCAAAAACTTAGACAAAAAGTAATTGACAAAGTACTTAAGGATGGTGAGACCATTGAAAAGGCTATCCAAGAGGTAGCTGATGATAAAGGTGCTCTTAGTGAAGAAGACCTTAGCTCACTCAAGCTTTCTGCAAACAACTTCTACAATGTTGTAGGTGAGTTGAAATCTAAAGGACAGATCAAGCTAGAAAAAGCTAATGAACTCCTTAAAGGCATCCCTATTGACCTTGTAGATGTGTCTAAACTTACCCCTGAAGGACAAGCCCTTGTGGAAGAGCTTAAAACTAAGGTAGATAAGACCACAGGAAAGATCAAAGAGGCTAAGGACAAAGTTAAAGGCAATGATCCTAAGGATGTTGATACCTCTAAGATTACAGAAGAAGGTAATAAGATCCAAGAAGCCCTAAGCTCACTTGCTAACAGTGTTGCTAATGCTGTTACTAGTATCTTTAACTCTACTCCTAAGTCAGTTAAAGGTATAGGTAAAAAGGGTACAGGTGTTGTTTTAGGAGGTTTCAGATCTAATGGAGGAATCATTCCTGAATACCACTCTGATGGTGACATTATTGGAGTTGATTGGAAGCCTAAAGGAACTGATACTGTGCCTACTATGCTTACTCCTGGTGAGTATATACTGAGAAAGAAAGCTGTTGAGAGTCTAGGACTAAACTTCCTAAATAATCTCAACAAATATGGCAATAAAGCCTTGCAAAGTAACTCAGGACAGACTATAATTAATAATGTATACAACACAAATAATGCTAAGATTAGTCAAAATATTGACAATAAATCTCAGTATCTAAATGGGTTGTTTGGAATTGACAGATTGATGAGGTATGTTTAATGTTTAGATGTGATGAAAACTTCACCCAACCTAAACGCTACATCCAATTTAATGACCTTGTGTTCCTTGGTAGAAAATCTATTGATGAGCAGACAGAAAGTATTAGTTTGCGTGAGAATAAAACCTCACGCACTTTTACTAATGGTTCTTATGTTGGTAACACTAGTAAGATGTCTCTTGTGGACTCTAACACAATCTCATTACAGATAGCACTTAAGACACATGACTGGTCAGAAGAGCATGTACAAGCTCACTATGACTTCATCATGGAGCAATTAATGACACCAGGAAAGCTGTGGGCTGTACAAACAGGTCTACAGCTTGTGTGGTGCAATGCTTATGTCACAAGTATACAGAACAATAAACAGTGGGTACTCACAGATGATGACTACCTTGTGTTTAAGGTAGAGTTTGATAACCCTGATGGTGTATGGTATAAGGCTGATGAGGATAAGACATTCCTAGAGCCTTATGACAACTGTGACTTCCTTGACATGAAAGCTAGTTGCTTAGGTAAGTCAAGACACTGCTGTAATGGACTACCTAACTGTAATAACTACTGTGAGTGTTGTGAGAGTGACTGCTGTGAGATGGATGGTATGATTGATCTATGTACAGCACAAACCAATGTAGAGTTTATGAATGACTTCTTTGAAGAATGTAACTCTAAGTGGAGAGTAGTATATAACTGCTCTAAGTGTAAAAAGGATGGTAAAGGCTTACAATGTATGTATAAGCATGCTATCTGTGACACTTGTGTGAATGAAGTGCTTACAGGGGAGTTCTTATCTACTACAGTACTAGATAGTCACAAGTGGAGTATTGCTCTTGAGGGAGACTTTAAGGACCCTATTGTTAGGATCAATGATATTGACTTCAAGATTAAAGGAGAATACTCAGGAGTTCTTACAGCTAACTACAAAGGAGAGCTTAAGTATGCTAAATCTTGGGAGTGCTTAGAGTTTAACTACCAAGACATCTCACTTTCTGTGCTGAAGCTATGTGCTGAGTTACCTTACATTAAGAAAGGACTCAATACTGTGTCAGTCAGTGGAGTAGAGAGCGATACAGCTTGTATTTATATAGATTATGAGAGTGTAACAGTATGATTGGTTATATTATTAATAGTGAGGCTTCAGGAAGGAAGTCAGTAATTATCCCTAAGGATGACTTCCTTAATGACATTCAAGTTCAGTTTGCCTTAATGGAAGTTCCTGCTATCTCCTTAACCTTACCTTTAAAATATTCCAAGCTTTTAAGTGGAAACACCCACATTGTAGTCCAAACAGAGGACTGGAAGTATGAAGGTTATGTAGGAGACAAGTCAAGTGACTATCAGAATAGCACAGTCACAGTTCAGACTTCACATGTAATTGGTAGGCTGGGTAAGAGAACCCTTCCTACTAATGTTACTGTGAAAGCTAGATCAGTAGTATCTGCTGTAGAGCAGGCTATGGGATACTGGTCTAATGAACAACACAAGGATGACTTGCTCAATGAGTTCAAGATTAAGTATATAGATGACTATGCTGAAAAGAACTTGATTGAGTATGAGTTTTCTAGAGAGTCCTTCTTAGAGTTCCTTACAAAAGTGTGTGAGAAGACTACATCACTCTATTGGAGAGTAAATCGCTATGATCCTTACCTGATTGAGTTTGGTATCTTTGGTATTAAGAGAGATGTTCTCATCAATGAATACAACTACCTTGTGTCATTAGATAACATCTCAGAGAATTATGAGGATACTATAAACATTGCTGTAGCTATGTCAGATAAGTCAGACTCAGGGGCTAGTTCATTAACACTTAGAGATATCTTCTACAATCCTAAGTTCATGCTTGAAGGATTCCCTGTAATTAAGACAGGTAACAAGGTAAACTCACAGCGGTCTTATGACTATCCACAGCTTCCTGTGTTTGCTCCTGAGATCATTGGTGATGAGTTTGCTATCCTAGATGAAGAAGGTATTGCTCTAGAAGCAGGAGAGCTTTATTGGGGAACAGTTACTGATAATGACACTCAGTCAATCGCAGAAGATAATAAAGAGATCACAGATGCTGATAGGCTTAGAGCCACAGAACAGCTCTATAGAACAGCTATTAGAAGACTTAAGAACTCACGCAGGAAGATAGTCTATACAATGACTGTAGAGCCTCTGAAGAAACATACAGTACAGGCAGGAGATAGGGTATTGTTTACCCTTAATGCAGGTGTTTGGGAGCTTACAGCGTGTTCTAAGTACTATGAGAAGGTGTTGAAGGAAAGTAACTGGTTCTTTGTGACCAAGATTACTGACCTTTATCAAGTAGGAAGTAACCACTTACAGCAACTAGAGCTGTCTAAATATCTATACAGTGATAGAGACATCATTGTGAATCAGTAGGAGGAGAAATGGTAGATTATCTAAATAAATTAGTAAATACTGTTAGTAGAACTAAATCTAGGGTAATTCAACAGTCAAAACAGCGTAGAGGAGGGGTAACTGACCTCTATGCTCTTGACTACGTGGATTCCCTTTCTACTGCTTCTTCCTGTGCTCCTTACTCAGATGATAGTATTGAAGGCTCAGAGAGTGATGATATTGAAACAAGAGTAAAAACCTTTGCTAGAGCTATCAAGAAAGAGATTCCTGAGGCTAAGGCACAAGGTGTATCTGCTATCATTGGTTACTTTGTGAGAGAGTCTAATGTAACTGCTAGAAGATATGAAGCTGATTATGCTACAGGCAAGCAATATGACAAAGTAGCACAAGAGCCTACAGCAGAAAATCTTATGGGGTCATGGCAAGCCTTTGCTTCCTTGTATAAAGACCCACTTAACGAACCTGGGTATAATGTAGGTGGTAAACACTGGATTGGTTTAGGATTAGGTCAGTGGACAGGTCCGAGGTCTAAGGCTCTTTATGAGTTTGCTAGAGCTAGAAACAGTAGCATCTTTACTTTCAATACACAAGTTGCCTTCATGATGTCTGAAGAGACACTGAAGAATGTGGTAAAAGAAGTTGCTTCTAGTGATGGTGATATTGCACAGCTTACTACTCGTTTCCTAGCCGATTGGGGAGGAGTTCCAGGTAATGCCCTTCAAGAGCGTATTGATGGAGCTAACAAATACTTTGAAGTGGTCAAGAAAGCCCTTGAAAGTAAGGATGAATCACCTAAGGAAAAGAATGAGTCTCCAAGTGATACTGTTGTGATTGATAGGACTAAAGGATCTGCACAATTCAGAGTCCTTGTGCCTAGTGACTTAGATAGGTTTCAGAGATGGTTCTTGAAGTTCATCATTAAGATGGATGTATCACAGTGTGATGGTAAGAAAGCTGTTCCTCTATCAGATGTACACTTAGTTGTCAGTGCTAAAAATGAAGCTACAGGAGAGCTTTCTGAGATTGAGCTTACTGAGATCTTCAGAAGACAGTGGGGGTGTAACTGGATTGGTGATGATGCTAGTGGAGAAGGTATCTTCCCTAATAGTAACCCAATGGAAGGTTATGACTTAATGTATTCTGCATGGTATCTAAATGATGCTCAGAGAAGTGCTTTATTCAGTGCTGGTGAGAAGATCTTCACTGTGTATGCACTAGGAGAAGCACAGATTACACTAAGAAACTTCCTTAAGTTCAGTCACATTAACTAGGAGAACTAATGAATATTATAGTATCAAGGCTATATAATAGATACAAGAATAAGCTTACCCAGCTACACAGCATGGAAGCTAAACAGTTTAAACTTGAAGAGCACTTAGCATCTCACCCTACTGATTATCAATCTGTGATCCAAAATGAGATCCTTAAGAGTGATATTCAAAGGGTAGAGTATGCCCTAAAAGAGATTGAAAGAGAGATGGAGTACTATGGAGAATAAAAAGTTTCTTGTGAAACGTATGAGAAATAGAATCCTTGTGGAATCTGCTGTGGAATACTTCTTTAGACAGGTTTATAAGAACCATGACTATGGAGGAGCTAAGGAGTGGATGGATAGTGACTACCTTGAACTCACATTAGAGAAATATTCAATCTTTTGTAGGAAAAAAGACAACATTATTACACTAGATAATGAGGAGTTTAGCTACGACTTCTCCTACATAACAGGGTTGTGCTCAAGTTTACTGAAGGATAAGATTGAGGTATAATTGATATGACAAATGCTTACCAAGTTGCACAGCGTGTAGTGGGACAATCCATTGATGTTGATGGCTTTCCTCCTAGTCAACCCTACCAGTGTGTAGACCTTGTGAATTGGGTAGCTCAACAATTTGGTGGGTCTTTACTAGGTAATGGTAATCAGATTGGTATAGGTAATGATGTAAGTAGCTTTGCTGATGTTATTCCTTACTCAAATGAATCCCAACTTAAAGTAGGTGATATCATTTCTACCAATGAACCAAGCACTCCCTATGGACACACTCTTGTGTATGGTGGAGGTGGAGTCAATAATGCTAGAGTTATTGAGCAAAACTTCAATGGTATCACACATGTAATTGAGCACACAAGAACTATTACAGGATATGGAGCAACTATTCTTAGAATTGTGAGAATCAGAGGTCAGGATAACTATACTCCTGATGGATCTAGTGGTACTAGTGCTGATGCAGGTAAACCTAAGAAGAGTGGTGGAGTACAAAGAACTTTCTATGAGATTGTAGTAGATAAAGTAGAGGGCATTAAAGGTAATGGTGACAACACTGTGCTTGATACCTTTTATAAATGTAACAAGGTTACAGGTAAGATCAGTGGTGAATGGCTTATCTATGATAAGTACAATGGTACTGTTGGCTACCTTCCTAAATCTGCTGTAAAAGAGAAAACTGAGTACTCTAAGCAAGATAAAGAGCCAGGTAAGAAAGAAGTTGAGAAGGCTAATGGCTATGATAAGTTCTCAGATAAGACTAGTGATGGACTGGATCAGTCAGGAACTCAACAGATCTACACTTTGGCTCAATTTATATCACTAGGTAGGGTAGAATACAGTGGTTATGAGTGGACTTATTCCTCAGGTAACAACTTCCCTACAAGTGTAAATGTGAATAAGAGCTATAATGCTTATGGCTTCCTTTCAGACCAAGATGGTCATATTATCCTTTCTGTGCCTTCATCTTGGGGTGATGTTAAGGGTAGACTTTATGACACTCCTTTTGGTTTTAAGGGTAAAGCCTACTTAACTAATGAGAAAACATCCATTGATGTTTATGTAAGATAGGAGAAAATATGGCTTATAAATTAGCTGAAGAAGATAAGCTCTGTGGAGTTATCTATCCAACTTATGAGGGTTTTAGCCCTATCCCTAAAGCAACTTGTGATATGCTAGAGTCCAAGTGTGAACAAACAATTGTTGTTAAATGTGGTGAATCTTCTGAGGAAGATAAAAAACCTGAGTCACAAAGTGGAAGTGTTTCTGCATCTGTTTCTGAAAGCACTTCTGTGTCAGAATCTACTAGTGAAAGTAACTCTACCTCAGAAAGTCAAGCATCTACTTCTGAATCAACTTCAGAGAGCACTTCTGCTGAATCCACTTCTGTGAGTGAGTCAACTACAGAAAGTACTACAACTAGTGAAAGTACTTCAGTATCTACATCTGAATCTGCTTCTTCTAGCACAGAAAACTCTAATATACCTGAAGAACCTAAACCAACTCCTGAACCACAGCCTGAGCCTGTTCCAACACCTGTGCTTACTAATGAAGAGTTGGATACTATTGTGTCAGGTAAGTTAAGTACTAATACTACTTTAGGTAATTATTATGTTAATCAAAACAACACTATTACCTTAATTGGAGAAGCTCCTCTTGAAGATATTGAAGCTTACAAGAAAGAGATCACAGATAAAGTAGGAGATATTCCTGAGCTTAAAGACTATACTGTGGAGGTATTAGTCAATAAAATTCCTGGTGATAATGTAGGTGATAAAGCTACAGGAGCACCTTTATATACTAAGGTTGTGAAGATTACTAAGCCTAATGGTGATGTTTATCAGTCTGAACCTATGAGTATTGGTACTACTACTGAAACTAATATTGACTTGTTAGAAGCACTACCTAGAGTAGAGGATAAGTTCTCTAAGATTATCGCTAAAGATGGTCAAGTAGTTGAAGTTCCTGAAGTATCTAATGATGATAAGAGAGCCTTTGAAGATAAGATTATCAATGACTTGAAGGCTAAGTTACCTGAAGGAACTACTGTGGAAGCTGTGCTTGAAGGACCTAAGTATGAAAAAGGTTCAGAAGTATTGAGTGGTAAGACTAACTATGTATTGAATGTAAGAACTACTCTGAATGGTGTAGTTTCAGAGCAAACTTATAATGTACCTCACACAGAGGAAGCTCCTCAAGAAGAACCTGAAGCACCTGAGTTGTCTGAAGAAAAATTTAATAGAATAACTAACATAGAAATTACTTTAGGTGGTGGGGCTTTATCAGATAATGTGATTACAATGCTAAACATAAGCGGAAAAATCCCTACAGAAAGTATTCTTGAGGAACAAGCAAGGAAAACTGCTAGTGTTATAGAGAATAAATTAAATGAAGGTAGACCTGATACTAGTAAGTATAAAGTTGAACTTAAGTTTACCCAACTTAAACATGTAGGTGACTCAACTTCTCCAGAATACATAAATAAAGAAGTTTTCAGTGCTCACATGAAGGTAACAAAACCTGATGGTGAAGTTATTGAAAAAGACGTGCCTGTTTATACTTATTTCATTGACACCTTATAGGAGGTAACATGGATAATCTAATTGTAAAACTCCTAGAAAGCCAAGCTGTAGTATCAGGAATCACACTCTTTGTGACTACAGCTTGCGGTTGTGGTGTAGCTTGGCTTAACCATAAGAGAAATAAACTTGAGGAGCTATCTAAAGGTGCTAAGCGTTCTAGCTTACGCTCAGAGTACCTTAATATCTACAACTCTACTGAGTTTACTTGGCAAGAGAAGTGGGATATGACTGAGCCTCTTGTGAAAGAATACTTTAATGATCTAAATGGTAATCACTACATTCATGGACTTAATGAGAAGATGAGAAGACATGTAGAAGAGGAAAAGGCAAATGGTAAAGATAGTAATTGATCCTAGCTGTCTAAATCAGGGAGGGTCTACCTATGATGACACAGAAGTGCTCAATAGGATTAAAGCCTTAGAGGGTAAGACAGACAACTTTGTGAGTGAAGTTACTGTGTCTAGAGAAGGTAACAAAGTTAAGCTCAAATACACTAGGGTTGATGGAACTTCTAGTGAAGTAGAGTTTGATGACAAAGATACCATCTCTATGGCTTATGATGACACAGCTCTTAAAGAAAGAGTTAAAGCCCTAGAAGCAAAAGAAGACAAGGATACTGTGTATGATGACAGTTCCTTAAAAGCTAGGGTTGAAGCATTAGAAGCTAAAGAAGATAGTGATAAACAAACACTTACACTCACAGGAAATGAACTGTCCATTTCTAATGGAAACTCTGTGACTCTACCAGTGGGTGTAGGAAAAGAGTTTGTTGTTACTAGTGATACTGAAGGTGTTGTAGTAACTAAATCTGAAGCAGATGCCACAACTACTTATAATGTGAACCTAGATGAAGCTCTAGGTAAGTTCTATAAGAAAGCTGAAACTTATACTAAGCAAGAAGTAGACAAGCTTGTCAAAGATCAAGAGGATAAAGCTACAGATCTTACAGTGTATAAGGGTACTTTCACAGATAAGAATAAGGTCAAAGAAGGAGACTTTGAAGGACCTAACGCTCCTAGAATTACACTAACTTACTCAAGCTCTACTGGTGTTGGTATTCTTAAAGTAGATATGAAGGTTATGTCTCCTGTGGCTAAGAGTACTATTGTGGCTACACTACCTAATGATGCACCTGTGCCAGTAACACTTATTGAGTCTCAGGTTTGGGTAGGAGATGTGGATACTTCTATTTGGGTTGATCCCAACAGTAGGTCTATTAGAATGTCTCTAACAGCTAACCCTAACATCTTCAATAAGAGAATTATTATCAATATTCCAGGTATCTTTAAGAAATAAGGAGAACTAAATGAACTTAACAAATAAACAATATGATTTTTATAAGAAATTAGTAACTGTAGTAGCACCAGCCTTAATCACTTTGATTACAGGACTAGGAGCACTCTACAAGTTTGACTCAACTGCTATCACAGGTACTTTAGCATTACTTACCACTTTCACTGGTACTGTGCTAGGTATCTCAAGCAAAAAATATAATGAATCTCAAGGAGAGTAATCATGGATTACAAAACCTTTAAGTCCAAGTGGATGAATAAGGGTACAGATGTAGATGGTGCTTATGGCTGGCAATGTCTAACTGGTGAATACCTTGTAAAATTACTTGATGGTAGTTACAAGTATGTCAAAGACATTGTAGCAGGGGATAAACTATCTACTGGAAACACTGTGCTTAGCAATGAACCAAAAAAGTCTAAGGTTTTCTACTTAAATACATCCCAAGGATGGTTTAAAGTGACTGAAGACCACAAGGTGTTCTTAAAGAATGGTACTTACAAAAAGGTTACTGACCTTACTAGAAAGGATAGTATTGCATTAGATTTTAGTGAATCTAATAAAGTATATGACCTTACTGAAGATGAGCTTAGGTTCTTTGGTTTTTGGTTAGGTGATGGCACTGTGAAAAATAGATGGGAAAACTCGAAAACATCCACAGTATTCCTTACTGTAGGTACAGAAGATAAACTAGATTACATTAAAAATTTAGGTATTAAATGTACTTACAGTAAACATTCTAATAGAAAAGCAGACATTATAAACTTACAAGTAAGGTATCATCCTGAACTGCTGAAAGTTATACAAGCTTTCAGAGATAAAAGTATCACAGATGTGTTTACCAAGGAACAGTATCTATATATCATTGATGGCTATCTTAAAGCAGATGGTCATAACAAAAATGGTAGTAATACAAATGTTGCTTCTTCTACTAATAAGCAATTACTTGTTACCTTACAACATGGATGTCACTTAAATGGTATCTCTGCTTGTTTAAGCAAGAAAAATGAGAGAGAAGCTACTAACTTCTCAAGTAATCCCAAACCTCATTGGAGATTGTCAGTAAATAAGGAGAGAAACCTTATCAATAACTTCATCTCTTTAGAAGAGGTAGACAAAGAGGAGACTATTTATGTCTTGAACACTGATGGGGATCATAGCTACTATGCTGATAACCATCTACATCATAACTGCTGGGATTTTTATGCACAATGGTGTAGAGAAAATGGTGTTCCCTTTGCCAACTGTACTGTGTCAGGCTATGTCAAGGATCTTTGGGAACAAAGACGAACTAATGGTATCCTTAAATACTTTGATGAAGTAGAGATTATGGAAGAAGGAGATGTAGCTGTCTTTAAAGAGGTAGCTGGATGGACTCCTGTATCTCACGTAGCATTGTTTGATAGTGATGCTGGTGGAGGTTTTGGATGGTTCTTAGGTCAAAACCAAGGAAGTCAACTTGCTAATCCTTCAGGAGGCTCTGCTGTTAATCTTATTAAACTTCCTTATTCTGCTACTTACCCTACAGCCTTCAGACTTAAGAAGAAGGCTACACAACCTAAAACACAAGGAGGAAACACTGCTGTGGCTGTACCTGCTAAAAATATTAATGGTGAAATCTACTCAGGGCTTATTACTGGTGTAGACCCTAACCCAATGAACTGTGATGGAAACCGTGTTAAGATCGACAGAATTGTTATCCATCATAATGCTGGAACAAGTGATGAAGGTGCTAGACGGACTTGGTATGTATCTACAGGTCATGGAACATCTGCTCACTATCAAGTAACTCCTGATAAAATCTGGGGATGTGTTGGTGAGAACTATGTTGCTTACCACGCTGGTAACTATCCTGTAAATCAACGCTCTATTGGTATTGAGCATTTAAATAACACTGGTGCTCCTACATGGACTATTGCTGAAGAAACTTATAGAAACTCTGCTAAACTTATCAGAGACATCTGTGAGCGTTACAATATCCCTATGGATAGACAGCACATCATTAAGCACAGTGAGGCTTCACAAACTAGTTGTCCAGGAGGAATTGACATTGACAAACTTATTGCAATGGCTAGAGGTGCTGAGTATGTAACTCCTGCTAAGGCTACACCTAAACCTTCTGCACCAGGCAAGATGCAACATGCTTACCGAGTAGATGACCTTAAATATGTCAATGGTTTGTGGCAAGTATACAGCAAAGAGCTTGTACCAGTAGCCTTTAACTGGACAGATAATGGTATTGCTGTAGAGGACATCATTATCACTGATAAAAATGGGGCTAAGCTTCCTGACCAAATGACACATGTAGGTGACTACTTTGTGTTTGACCAAACTGCAACTGGTGATACAGGTGTAGGTGGTGTAGGAGATGGAAACTACTATTGGAGAAAATTCAAGCTTAGAACTTCAGGAGAAATCTGGCTTTCTGCTTGGAACTTAAACCACTTATTGTTTGGTTAAGGGGGTGGGGTATATCCCCTCCCTATTTTTATTGGAGGAACTATGGAAGACATTTGTAAACAAAAGGACTGCTCTTGTGAGAATGTAGGTATTGGAGACTGTACCAAGCTACAAGAGCTAAATGACCTTCAAATTAGACCTAAAATGAGAGCTATTCTAAAGGCTGAATGGTGTAATCTACCTGAGGCTATCAGAAGAGGCTTTTATGGTGTGTGGTGTGTTCTTAAGAATATCATTAACCAGCTATGCTACATCCTTAATAAGCTAGAGTGCTTAGAGTCTAAGGTAGACAAGCTGTGCTCTATTGCTAAGTGTCAGGATGAAAGAATCACAGGTCTTGTGGAACATATTAAAGGTAAAATGCTTGAGAATGTTATCTTTGGTATGAAAGGTGTAGGTACATCTGCCAATTCTGCTGGATATGGAGACACTTTCACATCTGTGACTGTTCAACAAAATGGTGACTTTGCTATTGTGTGGAACATGGTTTATGCAGGTAGAGAAGTAGGTAGAGGTACAATCACTGGTAAGGTATCTCACATGTACACTATGAATGAAGATGGATCTGTTAAAGCCCATGTATCTAGAGTTGACTTTGACGAAGTTAAGTATGTAGGTGATGGTGGTAGCTATGGTAACAATGCTACTTTCTCTATCCAAGACACAAATGGCAGAACTGTGTGGACTAAATCTTACCAAGCAGGATCAAGCTTTACAGAAAAACCTGGATCTATTTCTATTGGTAAGGAAACAGTCCTTAGACCACAGGGGGGAAGCACAGGAGATATCTTGCTATTCAAGACACTCGACCAGTGGGATTATGACCCTACATCAAGTGATGTGAGAGCTACCTATGTAAATAACAACTCACCTCTTCCTAAAGTTGAAGGATGTGTTATTGACTGTGATAACTGCTAGGAGGCACTATGTTTGAGTATTGTCCTAATTGCAGATGCAGGATAAAGTTCTATAAAGCTCATGAATGTGAGAAGATGAAGCATGACCTAGCTGACTCTGTGAAGTTGGCTGGTGATGCTATTGCCAATGGAGAAGAGTGTAAAGTAAAAGAAAATACAGCACATGGCTTCTTCAGAATATGGTGTAATATCAAGAACATTATTGAGATCATCTGTGATATAATTAAACGTATGAAGTGCTTACAGAGAAAAGCACAAAAGGTATGTGAAGTACAGCATTGTTTAGCTGAAAGAATTGAAAGTGTCAATAGATTTATTGGTGTTTACAACTCTGATCAGGCTAACAAGCCTTCCCCTGACCAGTCAGATTGGGAGGCTAATAAAAAGAGACTTGAATCAGACTATCAAACTAGTCTGAATGGTTACAATGCTAGAAGGGCTGAGTATGAAAGAGCCTTGCAAGCATACAACAATAGCAATTCAAACTATGCTTCTGCTCTTGCTTCTTATAATGCTAGGAAAGCTGATTATGAGAGAAGAAAACGTGAGTATGAGGCAGGTAATAACCAGCAAGGGGGAGCTACACAGTGGCAAGAAGCTTGGGGTACATTCCAGCGTAATGGTGCACCTCTAGATGTTGCTATGGGGGGATCTCCTAGAGGTAGTGTCCAAGGTATTGACCTCAGTGAAGCTCACAGAAATGGTTATGGTACAGGTATTGGTTTTACCTCTAAGAACAATGAGGGTACTATTGTAGATATCCAGCTTAACCTTCTAGGTTATTCCTATGAAGCAGGTGTTGGAGGAAGACTACAAGGATGGTATGTTCAGTATGGAGGTACTTATGATTGGTACTTTGATGTCTATGCTTCCACAGATGGAGGAAACAACTACTCAGTAGTTCAAAAGGATATTCTGCTTGCTAAACATGCTGATACACAGAAGCTTGCCTATGAACCTAACTGGCATCTATCCACTATCAAGTGGAATAAGACATTCACAAACCTTCCTGCAAACTTCACTCATTTGAAAGTGGAAGTTAGAGGTAGCAATCCAGGAGATAGACACCAAAATGTGTATACAAGAGAGCAGATTGTGAGAAAACCTTTCCCTCCATTCACTGAACAGCCTCCTGTGAATAATGCTACTAAACCTAAACCATTTAATGAGCAACCTCCTAAGAAGCCTACTATCCCTCCTAAACCTGAGAAGAAAGTAGAAACTATTCCTCTCATTAAGGGTGGATGTGACCTTATGGATTGCAAGTTTGATTGCTTTATTGATGATAAATAGGAGAAATTATGTCAGATTGTATTAACTGTCAATGTGAAGAGATTGTACCAGGATCAACCGCCTGTGCATCTCTTAAAAAGCAAAATGATGACAGAATTAAACTTCATTCCCTTGTGCTAAGGGATACAACTCTTTGTGACTTACCTGAGCAAACATCTAAAGCTATGTATTCACAGTGGTGTTTCAATAAGAATATCACCTCACAACTATGTTGGTTGATGAATAATAGCTCAGGAGGTAAAACTTATAAGGCAGGTAAGGATATTAGTATCTCAAATGATGGAGTTATCTCCTTTACAGGAAAAATTCCAACTCCTTCTCCTGCTTACAATGATGCTGACCTCAGAGCTGAGAATACTAGACTTAAAAATGCTTTAATGAAGATCATTAATAACCTTACAGCTAGTGGAGCTTGGCAAGGAGGTCTTGAAGGAGACTTTGTTCCTAGAAGAAATATTGCTACAGGTAATATTAACTTGTTCTCTAACACAGTGGATAGTGACTTCTTCATCCGTACTAATAATGGTAAGACAGAAAATGACTTGGCAGGAGGTATTAACTAATGGGATGCACAACTTGTAGTGGAAACCCTAATACATGGTGTACTCAGTGTATGCCTGCTGAAGACACTTGGGTAGCTCCTGTAGATAAGCTACCTGATGTGTTCATGGGTGATAGAGACCACATGTACCTTCTACCTAATGGAGATTTATTCATTCTATCACCTGATAGAACTAGATGGATTAAGGTTAATGGTCAAGGTGGTGGTGTTACTTATGATGATACCGCTGTGATTAATAGACTAAAAGCTCTAGAAGGTAAAACAGATAACTTCATTTCAACTGTTGGTGTATCTAGAAATGGTAATAGAGTCAAACTTACCTACACACTTGTGGATGGAACTATCAAGGAAGTTGAGTTTGAGGATAAGGATACTGTAGCTTTAGCCTATGATGATTCTGCCTTGAAGGCTAGAGTTAAAGCCTTAGAAGACAAGCCTGTGACACCTACAGGAGTAAATACATTCTTTGCTAAAGGTGATATCTCAGGTAATGGTAATACACAGGAAGTGAGGGTTACAAAGGATAAGCTTGTAAACGCTGACACTATTAAAGTAGGTGACACAGTAGTAGATAGCTATTGGGATAAGATTACCTTTAATGTTGGAATGTTTAAGGTAGCTTCTGTGAATGGTAATGATGTTGTACTGAATGGTGTCAATGATCTTACATATAGACACCCTAAACAGTCATTAACTTTATCTGATAGAGTTCTATCAATCTCAGAAGGTAATTCAGTTACTTTACCTAGTGATAACCAAACTCTCACCCTTAATGGTCGTACTCTCAGTATCTCAAATGGTAACTCTATTGAGCTTCCTGCTAGTGTAGAGCCTAAAGTATATAAAGCTAAAGGTAATGGTCTATTCTTAGATGCTGATGGTACATTCCATCTTGAGATGGCTAAGGATACTGATAGACAAATTCCCTACAATACAAAAAATGGAGGGGTTTTCCAAAAATTAACTCCTGCTAATAGGGAAGTTTTTAAACCTAGCTTTAATTATGACTCACTAGATAATCAATTCTATTTTGTTGCCAATGATGGTACAGTTCGTCGTGATGCTATACTAGAAGCAGGTTTACTCTTAGATTATGCAGGGTCTTATGACTATGAAGAGTATAACTTACATAAAAGCTTCTCTAGTGAGGGTATTAACCTAAGTGTTTTGTCCACAAGTAGTGCAGGAATAACAGGAAGTGCTAGTTTCATACAACCACAAGAGTTGAAGTTTGAGGTAGGTATACTCGCAATATGGGATAACAATGGCAAAGTATTCTTCAGGTTTACTCCAAAGATTGTATGGACTATAATTACTGAGTCTACAGCAGAACACTACACTCATTTCATAACTAAGGAAGAATTAGACTCAGAAGAACCTATAGAGATAGAAGTCAAGAAGAATGAGAAAGTTGTTGGTAGACTTAACATGACTATCAAGAACGCAAAATTCTACATGCAAGCTGTTCAAGGTACTGTTGTTCTAAAGAACCCTACTGACAACAAATTCTATTACTTACCGAGGTTAAACTAATGTCAAAAACAGTATATAAAATAACAGATAAGCCTACTGCTACATCCTATGATGATACAGCTCTGAAGGCTAGGATCACAGCGTTAGAGAACAAACCTGATAACGATAAGCAGACTTTAACCTTTAATGCAGGTAATAGGAACTTATCTATTAGTAATGGCAACTCAGTTACTCTACCTAATGATAATCAGACAATCTCTAAGCAAGGGAATAAGCTGATCCTATCTAATGGTGGAGGTGAAGTTGAACTCCCTGTGCCTAACACTTCTGTGCCTTATGATGACACAGCGCTTAAGAAAAGAGTTAGTGACCTAGAAGCTAGACCTGATAATGATAAGCAAACTCTGACAGTTAATAATAATACATTATCAATTAGTGGTGGTAACTCAGTTACTCTTCCTTCACAAAGTATCCATAGGTTCTATGATGGAGATATTCCTGGTACTGCTGATACAACTAACACACGTACTGTGCAAAAGACTAACTTTAGGAATCCTGATGGTATTAAAGTAGGGGATACAGTAGAAGACTTCTATTCAGACCAAAATACTATCAACAGAGGTATTTGGAAAGTCATAGAAGTAAGTGGAAACAATGTCAAAGTTCAGGGTATTGGTAATTACAGTACTAGTCTGTGGAAAAATTTAACCTTCAATGCTAATACAAGAGAGTTGTCACTTAGTGGAGGTAATAAGGTAACTCTTCCTCAGTATGTGTCACCTGAAGAGTTTACTACACTTAAAAATGAGTACAATCAACTCAAAGGTGCTTTTGAGAAACTTCTACAGGATCTTAAAGGTTCAGGAGCATGGAAACAAACAGGTGGAACTATCTTTGAGGGTAATCTGTACCCTGATAGACATATTGCCACAGGTAATATTAACCTCTTTGGTGGAACTGTTGATGGTAGTGCCTTTATTAGAACTAACAATGGCAAGACTGAGAATGACCTTGCAGGAGGAATTAATTAATGGCAGATCAAGCTACACTTAATCAGGAGCAGATTACTAAGGTAAGGCAAGCCTTAAGCCTTAATATCTACTCTACTGACAGTGGTACTAAGACCTACATCAATGGGAATAGCTTTAGGATTGAAAACCCTATGCTTGTTCCTTCTGTTGATGGTGGTCAAATTGCTGTTGGTTATGTAAACACTGAAGGTAGTATCTACTATGACCTTGTGGTAGAAGGTACTAAAGTTAAAGCTAGACACACAAGAGCTGTAATCAAGTCAGTGTCCTACACTAAGACACCAGGACTTACAATTTCAGGAGCTTTTGGTAATGCCTCATATGGAATTAACACTCCACAAGGGATGATCTTCAATAAGTCCTATGACCCAGCCTTTGGTAATAACTGGACTGAAACAATTAATAGACAGCTAAATATCAATGATGTTGAGATCTCTTCTAAGGTAAATGAGCAAAGAGGAGATGTAGCCACTACTATTGACCAATGGCAATTTAGTCCAACAACTGCTACGGTGTCATTCAGTTTGACTGTGCCTAATACAAGCATCCTTAACGTTCCTCAAGCTCCTAAAGAGGGTACACTTGTAATAAAGTATGTGGATAATGTTACAGGGGCTACACTTAACACTGAGACTAAGAAAGTACCTGGTGATGCAAGTCAGTCACACACTGCTCCTGAGATTTATAAGGCAACATATAAGCTAATTGGAGATAGGAATCAGATTACATGGATTCCTTCAGGACAAACTAAGGAACTTATCTTTAGATACAACCCTATCTATGGACAGATTGTTAAGTTCATTGATAAGGACACAGGAAGAGAGATTCAGACTCAAAGTTACACTCCTGTGACTCATGGAGATCCTTTCAGGAAAGATCCTCCTAGCATCCAAGGTTATAGACTTGTACCAGGTCAGAACCCTATCAATGTACCTAGAGTAACTGGTAATGGAAACTACACCTTCAGGTATGAGAAGATTCCCACTACTGCTAATGTTATTGTTAAGCATCTTAATAAGGCTAATAATCAACCACTACGTGGGGATGTAACTCTAAGTAATCAGACTATTGGTAGCAATGTGAACTACAATGCTCCTGCTATCACTAACTATGCCCCTGAGAAGACTACCTATACTCACACTGTGGTTGAAGGTAACAATGTCATTACTGTGTACTACACAGAAAATGCTAAGATTAGACCATGGGCTATTAGAAAGTCTAATGCTTGGAAGTCTCTTAACACTACAAGACAGTGGATGAAGATTAGAAGGACAGCTAACCAAAACTTTTGGGATACTAAACCTAATGCTGAAATCTATGCTACTGATACTGGTAAAGAAAACTACTCACCTTCACGTATTCGTAAGGGTGGTAAGTGGAAAGCACAAGGAAAGATTGGTGACTAATGGCTATTGATGATAAAACAACTAGACTGAATGAAGCAACATTCACTAGTTATGGTGAGAATCCTAAGGATCGCTGTTGGTATGATGAATGTGACTGTGATGAAATTCCTGTTGCAGATTGTCAACGACTAGTAGATGAGAATAACAAGGGTGTAGGACGGTTTGCATGTATGGCTGAGAGTCAGAAGTGTTACAATCCTAAGTTCTTCAGCTCATTCATGAAGAAGCTTGCTTGTCAACTTAACCACTACATTCAAAACATCTGTGCATTGTGGGATATGGTTCAGTGTATGGCTGAATACCTATCTAAGATGGGTGATGTAGGTGCTGTTCAAGTAAACTATGCTAGAAACTCTGCTGTGTCTTCTGCTGACTTCTATCACCCTATCACAGATGGTTATGACTTAGACCTCTACATGGACTCTACTACAGGAGTTGTAGCTGGTGAGTCTGATGATGGAAGAAGAAAGCAAACTGATAGAAAGTATCGTGTTTACATTAGATGGTGTGCTGATGGTACTACTCTTAACCCTGCTCAGGATAACACAATGGAAATTGTAGTGTATCACTCAGGAGAACAGTATACTGAAGACCTTAGAAAGAACCGTGGAGTACACTGGCAGATGACTGGTATCTCAGATGGTGCTATGGAGATGTCTGATAGTATTATTGTACCTGCTGGACAGCACGTTAAGGTTAGAGTAGAGCCTGCTAACTCTTCCTCAGGAGTGTTCCGTGTACACCAATTCAAGTTGGAGTATACTCCTATCATGGATGCACAAGATACTCCTGAATGTCTTAAACTTACAGAACTTCCTAAGGATGACTGTAATTGTCCAAAATAAAAAGAGAGCTTAATTGCTCTCTTTATTTTTTCTTGTGCTTCTTAAGTCTCTTATACAGCGCTTGTGGTGTAGATAACCCTAGCACAGTCTGAGTGTACTCAATGTAGCCTGAGTAAAGCATTTGATAGTAAAGAAGGTTCTGTTGTTCACGGATCTTCTTTTTTCGTGCTCTCATAGCTTTTCTCTCTCTTGTGCTATGTGAAAGCTTAATTGCTTCAGTAAGCTTATCAAACTCTCTTTCTAGCTTGATGTACTCATCAGATGCCTTAGCAGATGATGACTTAGGCTCTTCTGCTAACTTAACCTTTTCAATATCAACATTCATACGACCATAACTCCTCTCCACAGTTCTTTATATAAATAGTTATATCACCTTTTTGAACTCTAGTAATCTGATCATCTCCTGACCATTTCTTAATGAACTTCTGTCTCTTCTTAAAGCCACAGATAGTTTCATCATAGTAACAATTACCAAGCTCATCAATCAGTTTCACTTGGTACACCTTTATAAAATTCATACATACTCCTTGATATTACCAAGTCACTGACCTTAGCCCTAGTCTTCTTAGGGTATCTAATCTTGCACATACCTCTTGTGAGCTTATAGTAAGCCACAAGCATGTGTCCTACATCATTAGGGGTAATGATCCTCTCTTTGCTATCTGCAAAAGGCTGATCTAGATACCACTTCATGAAGTCAATAGCAAACTTCTTGTACTCCTGTGCATTAAACCTATCCTTCTCTACAATTTCAAGGTACATCTTTCTCATGCTAGGTGAGCATCCATTAATAAAGTCTAGTTCAATGTGTAGCTCATTAATGTAAGCTAGGTCAGTAGCTAGGTTATAAGCTGTGAACTTACTCAGTCCATACACATCACACTTCTTATTATAGTATCTATAGATCTCACTACACTTCCATCCATAGAATAGATCATCAGGAAGCTTATCAATGAAATCTGCACAGGAAGCAAGAAACCTTTCTCCTCTATTAAGCTCTCTAGTCATTACCTGAATAGCAGGAGACTTGTAGTTAGGAGAAAGTTTAGCCTTAGCTGAGTTAAGCTTAGTTGCTAACTTCTCTAGTTGATGTATTGTGATTACATCATGTTCATTAGTACATCTTCTGACATACTTCTCATGCCCTATATAGCGATAAACATACACAGTAAGTAGTTTATCCCTTAGGGGTACTCTAGATGTGTTAAGCGTCCGTATGAACATCTGAGACATGTCATCAAGGTATTTTAGATTGTTAGGAAGATCATATCTGTAAAGATCTCCCACAGTCTTGTTACCTATTCTGTACTTGTGCTCAAAGGCATCTCTACGCTTTAACACATAAAGCTTAAACTCTTCAAGTTTATTCATATTTACTCCTTTAAGAAGCCTAGTTAGTGGGGTAATAGAAGCGAAATCAAAAAATATAAATAGGAACATAAATCGTGAGAATAACTTTGGGTGTAGAAATATCTATGGAAAGTCTTTTTGTACTAACTAGGCTTGTTAAAAAAGTAAATACCTTACAGAGAGTAGCTAGTGTGGGAATCACAAGTGCTGGCAATCGAAATAAAAAATGTAATCTATAAGGAGATCCTAGCTACTCTGTGTAAGGTATCCACTAGGGATACCATTAATTATTCTGCATCTTCCCAATCATCATCATCTGAAGATGAGGTTTCTTCTGCTCCATCTTCATCCTCTTCATCAAGAGCAAAGATGTCACGTACATTGAATTGTCGTTTTCCGTTGTAAGGATCACCTTCTTTGATCTCAACTCCCATGTACTTACCTACAATATCATCTGTGTCAATATCATCTGAGTTAGGGTCAAGACCTACAGCTTCAATGATCTTGTAGAGTTGTTCTTGTCCATAAGTATTGTCACGTACAAATAAGTTGAACATTGTAAGGTTTTCACCAAAGTTACCACGAAGCACAAACTTGTAGAAAAGTGCTCCTGTGTTTTGGTTAGTTCCTTGCTCTACAGCTTCCACAAGTACTTCATATCGTCCTGGTGTGTAAATAAATTCACGGACTTCAGGTGCTTTTGCTTTAAATGATAGTTTTGACATAGTTATTCTCCTTTAGCTTCTTCTTTTGTTTCTTTTGCTTTAGCTTCTTTAGCTTGTGTTGTTCCATCTGTGTACCCTACAATTATTTCCCAAGTAGGGTTAGTCACAGTTTCAGGAATTGATAGTCCAGGTTTACGAGTTACCTTCAAGTTGTATGCAGGGTTTCCTGACAAACGTACTTGGTAGAAATCCTTAGACTTCTTAACACCCTTAACTACTTTAGACTTGAGTACTCGCTCAGTGTGTCCAATAACACGACTTGATGCTGTAAGGTACTTACCTACACTTTCCATCAAGTTAGGGATAATAGATGCTGGGATGTTTTCATCAACAACATCCTCAAGGTTGACTGATTTTTGTTGACAGATCACATATACATTTTTACCTGCATAAGATATAGCCACAAGCTCATCAATAAGTCCTTTGAGGATAGTTGATGCTTCACCATACATAGGAAGAGTCATCTTCTTACTTGAAGCCTTTTCCATAAGGTGCTTGTAAAGAAGCTCTTGAACTCCTGTGAAGTGATCCACAGCAATGCTATCAAAGCCTTTAGCAAAGTTCATAGCTTCCACTACATCATCCCATGTGTGACATTCTGCTACTGCAAAACGCTCATCAGGAGATACTGAAGCCAATCCACGGTCAGTATCAATTACCAATACACTACCAGGAAGTGTGTTGATGAATGTAGTTTTTCCTGAACCCGGTTCACCATAGAATGTTGTCAGTGTGTGTAATTTAATTTTAGTTAGTTTTTGTAATTTCATGTGTTCCTACTTTCCTGTACTTCCATAACCACCACGGTTTTCATTACCTAAGTGGTTTACTTTCTTAAAATGAATGTTAGGTTGGTTTTCAATAATTCTGAATTGACACAAGCGTTGCCCTTCTTCAATGAGTCCATCACGTGTAGCATAGAACTTAGCTCCCCAATAATCTTCATCACCACAGTAAGAGTTATCAATAACTCCTACACCATTTGTGAGAAGCAAGCCTGTGTTTTGAAATAGGCTTGATCTTGGTGCAATATGAGCTTCATAGTAAGGAGGTAACTCCATAGCTACTCCAAAGTCAACCTGAACTAGATCACCTTTCTTGTAAACAATACTCTTAGGTGAAGCTAGGTCAATCCAATCACCTTTTGTGAGATCCACAAGGTGTGCTACATTGTCTTTATACTTAATTTTAACTGCTTTCTTGCTTGTCTTCTCAAAGAAGTAGTAAAGATCCAAGAGAAAATTAAGCAATAGTAAGATAAAAATCAATAATTGTGCGTTAGTCACTTTCATCTCCATATTCTGTTTTAATTAAGTAGTTAATAGCAATCTCCATATCACTAATAGCTACCTTATATAAATCTTCATGTGTTGTTTGCACAGATGTGTTTACAATGAATCTCTGAGTATCACTCATACTTTCAAGTAACCAATCATCTGCAAAGAACTCACCTTTTTCAAAGTAGAGAGCTTCCTGAGGTGTGTTCTTCATTTTATCTAAGAACACAAGAGCCTTCTTAAGATCTTCTACTCCATTCTTGTCTTTGTATCGCCACACATACTTAACAGCAGAGGCTACTAGAGGATTGAGACCAGCTAAAATCCAAAAATCCCAGCACTCTAGCCTGTTACCTGTGTAACGCTTAGGGTTAATAATATCTTCTTTCATCTTTTACCACGACATAATAAAGTTCCATACAATAGCTATAAGCTTAAGTGTGATAGCTAGTAAAGCTACTGACACTACAGCACATCCCATTAGAGACACTAGGTCTTTAAGTTCCTTTAGGAGTTTCATCTGCAAACCTCTTAATAGCTAGTTTCAACTCATTGCACTCTTCTTCTTTTGTAAGAAGTTCAACATAACGGATAGGTGTAAGTTGTACTGATGACACTCCATCAATACCTTCAATGAGTTTTAGTTTTGTACCCTTTATGTCTGCACGTTTATCCTCTTTATTCCATTTTCCAATGAAATAACCAATAATCCATGTCAGAGACCCAAATACAAGACATAAAAAGATACAAGCATCTTCTGTTACCATTATTTCACCTTATAATGTTTCACTGTGAAACCATCACCTTTCATTGTAACTACTACATTCTCTTCAGTGAGCTTATCTGCTAGACCCTTATAGTAAGTGTCTCCTTCATACTCACCTTCAACTGTGCTTACCACAGCTTCCTCACACCAAGGCTCAAAAGTCTTGTAAGTCATAGCTCCACCAATGATCCAAAGATCTAGGCTAGAGTTCTCATAGACTTCAATAACTTCTTGAGGTGTATGAGCAATGTAGACATCCTCATGGTCATAACCTTTAATATCATCCTGTGTTGTCAGGATAATGTTATGACGATTTTTAAGTGGTTTGCATCCTAGAGAGAACCAAGTCCTGCTTCCCATGACTACAATGCCACCTGTTGTCTGATTCTTGAAGTAGTTAAGATCATCTCGATTGTACCAAGGTATCTTTCCTTTACTTCCAATCAAACCATTAGCATCCTGTGCCCAAATGAACCTAATCATTTGATTCCTCCTTATAGTGTATTGCTGGATAACCCAACAAAGCTATTCTATCATTTTTGGGTTGGACTGTCAACCCTTTTTTGAAAATTTTTCTCAATAAATTCATCTAAGTCTTCCATCATCTCACCAATGTATACTTTGTAGAGGTAATCATAGGCATCAGGCTTGTGTCCACTCTTTCCTGGAATGTAAAGTTTAAACTCAGGATCAGACTCAATTAGGTCTACAAGATGTACAAACTGGTCAAAGAAGTCTTTAGTACGGTATTCATTATACACAAGGCGGATTGTCTTACGTTTGTAGTTTCTTCCTGTAAGTTTAATCTTAGGATTCACACAGTCAAAGATCATGTCACGTACATTGTAACCTAGCTGTGTATACACATACATGTACAAGTTACCTTGAAGGCTGTAGCGATACTCATCATCTGTAGGGGCTGTAGAGTGAGTCTTATAGTCAACAATGGTCACAGTCCCATCATCATTCTGAATAACAGCATCAATGATACCTGTGAACTCATGTCCATTAGGTAGGTCATAGTAGACTTGATGTTCAGTTTCAATGATTTTCTCAAAATCTACAGGTTCTCCCTCAGAAAGGTAGCGATCAATAGCAAGCTCTCCTGAAAGTTTAGCTTCCTCTAGGAATCCTGATTCTGCATAGATCTCACGTAACTTAGCATACAACTCTTCCTGAGTCATTTTACCTTTACTTCGTGCTAAAAGCTCCATTCCTCTATGGAAGTATGTTCCACGATCCATGTACTGTGTTACTTCAGGATCTTGCTTTTCCTTGTAGCCTGCTAGGTATTTACACCAATGCTTCCAAGGATTGTCCAAAAATGTTTTTACTCGACTTACACTATAAGTTGTCATTATCCACCTCTACTTACACCATTTTCTAAATAATAAACCATGTCCTTGAATCTCATATCAAGTGAATAGACCTTGCTATTAAGCTCCTCATGGTTCTGTTTCAACTCACCCTTAAGTTTCCCCACCTGATACTCTAAACGCTCAATTTGAGCCTTCTGTAAGGTCACAGTGGCATAACAACATAAAGTTAGAAATAGGAAACCAAAGATGAGAGCATAATTAATAATTTTTTCTTGCATCTCGAATTACAAAACCTTTCTTTTTAGGTTTAAGGTTAAACTTCTTATTTTTCTCCCCTTGTGGCTTAAAGCTCACAACATTGAGAGGTTCTTTAATAATGAACACACCATACTCAGGATACTTTTTAAGCAATTCTTCCTCACTGTTACTTACAACAGTGTTTGCATTTTGCACAAGAGACCATCCAATAGATCCATCAATCATTTTTGTTAGGTAGTGACCACTAGGAAGCTTAATCATGTATGGTACATCCTCTTCAATTACCTTCCAGTTACCTTTCAGGATAGCGTTTACCATACGCTCTAACTGATCAACAGTTTCCTCTTCTGTGTTAGAACCATTCTTAGTAAGCACTTGTCTCCAATAGTGGTTTTTGTTTGCTTTTGTGCTATTTAGAACATAGTTTAGGTAGGAGATACGGTTAACCTTATCAGGGAAAGTATCAATAGGTGCATCAAGGATAAAGTCTTCTTCAGTCTTAGAAATTGAGATAACTTCTTCATCCTCAGTTTCACATGAAACCATGTTGACAATCTTAGTTTTTAATAGGTCAGGTACTTCCTCACCCTGAAGGATTTTATCAAGGTAGTACTGTGAGATACCTAACTCATTACATAGTTTAGATTTACTTTTAGTTTTTAAAAAATCTTCAATAATTTCTTTATAATTCATAATTTTCCTCACAGGACGGGAATTACTTCCCGTCCTCTTTTAATTGATCTGTTAAGCAAGCACTACATGGAGTAACTTCATAACCTAAAAAGATAGCTAAAACTTGGTTTGCTACACGTGACTGCTCAAGGAAAGCAAACTTAACCTTATCATTGGCTAGGTCTACTTGCCAAGCCTCAAACGCTGTAATAGTTGCCACAAGAACGTGTTTAAGGAGACACCACATGTCAGGGTTTCCTTCCTCATTAGCCTGTGACTTAAGCAATTCCATAGCTTTTCTACGCTGTTCAGTAGTAGTCTGAAGAAGCTGTGTAATTTGATACACCTTGTCTTTTGTGTCATAGATAGCTACTTTATCTTCCTCAGTTTGAAACTCAGGATTATCCAGGTTATACCAAAACTTAATCTGATCCTCATATTTACGGATAAGGATCTCTAAGTGGTATTCACTAGCTCCCAAGTGCATGATGTTTGTGATAATATCCTCAGTAATTCCTACTGAGCTACTTTTGTTTACCATTATTCCTCCTAGAATACATTGTTTAAATCCATCTTATAGCGAATGAAGTAGGTGCTTTTAGTCTTTTTATGCATCTCTTCATGGAACTTTTCAGCCTCTTCATAAGTACCAAACTTGTGTACTTTCTTAAGCTGGCTATCAAAGAACTCTAATACATTATAAGTCATTCTGCATAACCATTATCAATGATTGAAATGATCTTCTCTCTTAACCAAAGAGGAACAGTTCTATCAATCACAGGATAATGAACAATCCTCCTTTCTATCCTTTCAGGCTCATCAATGACCACATGAGAGAAGCAACATGTCTGTGAAATGTAGTCAGTCACAGTCTTGTAGGCATTACTGAATCTACGGTACATGTAGTCAATCTCCTCAGGTAGTCCATGCTTAGTCTTAAAGATTAGGTCAAAGCTACTCATCTTAGACACAGGTTGACCATAGTGCTTTCTAATATATCTGAGACCATTAAAGAAGTCATCCATTACATACACAGTGCCCCTGATTGAGATTGTGTATAAGTCTTCCCAATCATTCTGTTTGTCTATGTAGTGCTCAGGGTCAATCTTGAAAAACCTGCGATTAGCCTCTCTGATCTCTTTGTATTCATCAAGCCTATAAGCAGGCTTATCTAAGATTATCATTCTTATCCTCCCCACGCTTGTGTAACTTCCGCATCAGCAATAATTGGTATTGGAATGTCAAGTCCTTCAAGAATAGAAGGATGTTCCATAGTATACTTAAGCTTAGGAGCTACTTCCTCAACATAATCATCTCTAATTTCAAAGAGAATAGCATCATGAACAGAACCTAGTACAATACATCTATCATGGTCAATCTTATCACTGAACACAATATCAGCTAGAGCACTTGTACACATGTCAGAAGCAAATCCTTGGACTCCTGAGTTTATGGATTGTCTTTCAGCCTGACCTCTAGCTCTAAAGTTGCTAGAATTAATGTCAGGAAGGAAACGTTTACGCCCAATAGGAGACCATGTGTAGCCATTTGCTCTAGCATATTTTATACAATCTTCATGCCATGTAAGCAATGTTGGGTAAGCCTTAAAGAAGTTCTCTCGCAAGTGTTCTGAGTCCTCTTCTGTAATATTCAACCCAAAATTTTTAGCATACTGTACGAATGTTTTTGCAGACATTCCGTATAAAAAACCAAAATTACAGTTTCCTTGGATAGACACTTTACCATTATGCCTAATAACAATATTATGCTCAGGTACAGTAACACAGTATACATTATGGTTAGTGTTATGGTGTGTTCTTAGGTCTATATCTTTACTTTCAAACCTACTTAGTGGTTTTTTATTCAGATTATATGATAGAGTCCATGTATCACTTACATTATCTCGCTCATTCTTAACCTTGTAAAGTCTTGCTCTCACACCTGATTGAACAGCCATGATCTGCATAGAGTCTAAAGTTGAGCGGTTAGTTGAGCTTACTGTAATAAGGTTTGTGTGGTTTACATGACCATCCCAATGACTTGCTTCCTCTAAATACACAAGTGGGTTTAGCTCAGTCATAGCAGGCTTAAGTAATGTCTTATCTGCTGTACAATAGCGTTTCATATTACACACATAATCAAAGTCAGAAATTGTAAAATAGGTTACCTTAAGTTTACCTTGGACTTTTTCATCATAGTCAACTCCAAGCCTATCAACCATATTTCTGAATCTTTCAATTTTACGTTTCTTAGTAAAACCGAACCTGATCTGTGTTTTTGATTCACTATAAGATCCATCAGCCACAAAGCATGCAACTAGCCTTGTCATGTCATCTTTTATGAACCAGCACTTTTCATACTTATAGTACCCAGCATTTACCCAAGCATACTTAGATTGACCATGACCTGCAAGCTCCTCAAAAGGAACTTTCTTCATATACTTTTTACCATTCTGTACCTGTATAATACATTCATGGTTAGGTGTAAGCTTCAATGAAGTGTTTTCATTCTCAAAGACACACACTTTTTGGTTAGGTATCATTCTGAAGTCTAATGGATCAACATAACTGATCTCCTGTGTCTCAATATTATACTGAGCTACAGGAGTTATACCATCATACATCTTGAACTCAACAAAACCATCCTCAGTAAGTATCTCTGTATCACCACTGAAACAAGACTTAGCTTGTGTTCTCTTACGCTTCTTCTCCTGTGGACTCATCTCTGAGGTATCACCAAACAAAAGTGTAGTAGTCTTACTGTGCAAGTCACTCCCTGACTGATAGGCATGTTGCATATTCTCATCTCCTGAAAAGATTGATGCTACACGCAATTCAACTTGTGATAGGTCACATTCCAATATCTTCCATCCAGGTCTAGCTTCAATCAAATTTCTTACATTTTTATCCTGGGGGATATTTTGCAAATTTGGATTGTTACAAGTAGTTCTACCAGTACGTGCTGTAATATTAAAACTAGGGTAGATCCTATCATCCACTTGAATTTCTTCCCAAGATTTAATAAATGTTTCCAGCTTAGTCAACCTACGATACTCTAGCAGATCATCTACTACAGGATTACCCACATAGTTCACTAGCACATCACTACCTACTGAGGGAACTCCCTTAGCTGTTTTCTCAATAGCCTTAAGCCCTACACCATAGCCAATAATCACAGGAGCGTAGTTGTGTTTAAGCTTAACCTTAATATCATACAGGTGAGGATTCTTTTCCTTCCACTCATTCATGAACAGTGTAGCTCCCTTACGTGTGTCAAACTCACCTCTATAGATTATATCATTCATGAAGGAGTATTCAATCACTTCATAGGTATTAGGGAGCTTCTCACCTTTCTCATCATACACAGGAACATCCTTATCTGTGAAAAGTATCTTAGCTACCTGTGCTGTAGAGTTCCAGTTAATATTACCTACTGTAAGGAGTCTTTCAAGGATAGGTTTATACTGCTCCTGAAGCTTCTTAGCTATCTCATGTCTTCTAGGACTTATGGGTGCTCCATTCTTTTCAACCTCAAGGTAAGCTTTATACACACGCATCTCATGTTTATACACTTTCTCAAGGTTATAGATCTTAAGCTTCTTCTTAAAGATCTTAACAAGCTCCATAGGATAGTACACATCATCCAAGCCATAAGCTTTAAACTTATCTGTGATCTGTCCTGTCTTAGCTTCTTTTGAGATATCATAGTCTACCTTAAAGTACTTCTTAACTAAAGGCTTAAGTCCTAGCTCTTCCTCTCCACAAACGTGAGCCATTACTAGGGTATCAACCCACAGCTTCAGCTCAATCCCTGTCTTAACATAAAGGAAGAGTAAGTCAAACTTTCCATTGTGTGTGACTAGCTTAGCATCCTTAAGCTTAGTAAGAAGCATTAAAGCACGTTTCATTCCCAATTTCTTCCAATCGAAGAACCTACGCACATACTTTCCTTGGTCTACATTTGTAAACCCAATCTGAATTGAAGTAATTTCATCTCTAAACCTATCAAGACCTGTTGTTTCAATATCCAAACACACAGGATATTTTAGATCAATAGTATTTATCAATATTCATCACTCTTTCTTTAATAATTTCTGTATAGGTAACATTCCTTGTGTTGATTACCTTTTTATCAAAGATAAGGAGACCTCCCAAATCAAAGGTATTTAGACTAGAATAATACATTTCTTTATCTGTGTACTCACAATCAACAGTTTCACCACCTACAAAATGATATCTTACAACTACTTCCTCATTCATCACTTTCTCCTTTCAGGCAAGATATGTATAGCTTAGCTACAGTGCCTACCATACCAGCAAACCATATAAAACCTAAGGTAATGTATAAAAAATCAAGCACTATACTCCTCCAAAATCTTATAAAAATCAATAATTCTATTTACTTCTATCAGTCTTCCTGGACTAACTCTTACATGGTTGAAGTATCGCATGCCACCATCTTTTAAAGATACCTTCAAACATATATTTTTAAATAAATCCACTTCATCAATTAGAATGATCTCAGAAATATTTATAATAAATAGCTGGAATCCTACCTCTTTGTTTTCAAGACCAAGTATTAAAAATTTCATTACAACTAAACCTCATTAACATCCTTGAGGGTATCCCACATACCTCTATGCAGGTTTGTGACATTTTTCATATACTTACTCCTTACTGGTATGCTCTTAAACTCCCACCACTCAGATCCATCATACTCAGCTCTTTCAATCCACCAATCATCTCCAACTAACACAAGGTCTGTAGCTACATGTTGAGCACCGAAGCCTGAGTCATAATCTGTCTTCTTAGCTACAATTTCAAAGTTTTCTTTTGTTACCTTGAAGTCGTCACCTTGGATGTATAGTACATCCTCAAAAGTTTTACCATTTTCTTTCAAAAACTCAATAGTTTCTTCCCATAAATTACTCATTCTTCTTCCTCCTCATAATCCTCAGGAAATAATTCTTCCATAATCTCAAGAGCAAATTTTTGTCCATCTTTTATAAATTTAATATATTCTTCATCTTATATTATCATTATTCTACCAATTTCGATCATCAATAAATAATGTCTTACAGTCTAAGCAAAGCCTAATACTTACTGGTTTAGTTTCACCTGTGTGATTATCAATATACTTCCAATCAGTATGGTGATGTACTGAAGAAGTTGAATAACAATTTGGACATACTAATTTATTCATTCTTCTACCTCCTCAACTTCCACTCCTTCACAAGAGAATACCCATCCAAAGTTGTTTTTCTCTAGCTCTTTACGTGTGTGTTTAGTTCTATACCCACCAACTTCATTTTTTGAACCCAAAAAATATTCTCCAGATGATAAAGCTTTATTAAGATATCTACTGTATCCAGAAAATCCTTTCATCTTCACAAGATATTTCTTTACCTTCTCAACCTCATAACCAAACAACCAAGCCTTGGAAAATTTCTCTTGGTTAACCATAGAACCTAAAAAGGTTAACAGTTCTATATGGTCTTTTTGGTTTGCATAGTTGTGAAAATCCTCTTCAGAAACATTTAGAGCACGGGCAAGTGATAAAAATGTATTTTTGCAATACTCAATCCAATCTGCTACATATTGTGGAATTACTACTTTCTGTGGTTCATCCAGCTGTTTAATTAAATACACAACTTCACTAAGTGCAACATATTTTCTAATACCTAGACAAAATAAATCTAAGTCTTCAACTTTCTTATATAACTCTTTCTTATCCATTACTCTACCTCTTCCAGTTCAATTCCAGGACAATTAAATACCCAATCAAAACCTAAGTTACTAAGTTTATCTTTTGAGTACACAGACTTTGCTTCACTAGTAAAATATGTATCTCCAAAAGTTTCTGTATGAAGATACTGACCACCATGAATAAGCTTAACTCTATAAAGATAAACTTTTTCTACATTGTAGCCAAATTGGTGCATATTGATGATAGTTTGAAAAGCATCTTTTGAATTATTTACCCATCTTTTGAAACTATCCTCTTCTATATCTTCCCAATCCATGATGTAGTTCCATAGGTTATAGTCTAAATTACCTTTATTCTCTTCATACCAATCAGCTACATACTGAGGTACTTCAGGTTCAAGCTCTTTATTAAAGAAAGAATCAACTCTTGCCTTTGCCTCACGTACACCTCTATTGTATTTAGCACCATATTCATCAGGATTTACAAATTCAAGTCCTCTAATTTTATCAAATAACTGTTCCTTAAAATTATATTTCATCTTTACTTCCAAGTAGCCTTTAGTTCACCATAAGGAATACTCTTGTGTAGTCTTCCTTCAGCAACTTCAATAGCTAGTGCCCTTTCTAAAATCTCTTTACGATTCATTTCTTTTCTAAGTTTTTCTTTCTGTGATAGTTTCTTGATAGAAATTTCCTCATCTTCTTTAGATGTCACAGAACACCCTTCAAACATCGCAGGTATTTTAGGAGATTTCTTCCCCTCATACTTGTCATAGTAGCTTGCTAGAAGCTGTGATCTTCTTACATCACCCTTCTTGGTATGAACATAGTACCAGCAAAGGTATTCACGCTCTTCCTTGCTAAATACTTCTGTCATGTGATCCACAAGGTAGGGAAACAGTATCCGCTTTCCTTCTGCTACTTTCTTCACAGAATAGTAAGCTCCTCCATTCTTGACCTCTCCTCCTGTGGCTCTATTGTGTAATTTGCTTATGTAAGCACTGATAGACATATCTACACTTCTGAGGTAAGAGTCTATAGCACCAAAGAATACACCTGATACATCATTTCTTTTACTTGCTTCATCTAACCAAGTACAGGCTCTATACCATCCTTCTTTACTCATTTCTTTTTACCCTTTAAATTATACTCAGCATTGAGCTTGTTAATGATAACATCCTGAGCCTTATTCTGCTCAGCAAGCTTCTTAATGTGCTCACCTTGCTTTACCACAATCTGCTTCCATTCATTTTGTGTGTCATCTAGCTTTTTGACTATACAATATGTAAAGCCACACATGCTTATAAGTATAAGAACTACTATAAACCTTATAAAATTTAGCTTATAATCCATTTCTACTTCTCACTTCTCCCTGTTTCTAACACATTTGTACACAAGTACTGACCAGTATGTAGTCCACATTAAGCTTGATAAAGATCCAAGGAATTGTTCCACTGTCATTCCTCTACCTCCTCAATCTCAATTCCTGGACAATTAAACATCCATTCAAAGCCAGCATTTACAAGATCTTCCTTGGTGTGGTATAAACGTGCTGTAGTAGATTCTTGATTAAAACCAAAATACCATTTTTCAATAACCCTATCAAATTTAAAACTTTCTGAGCCTTTTTGAACGTTTTTAAGTTTGATAATATACTTCTTCTCTTTCTCAACACTATACCCAAAAAGCTTCATACTTACTAAAGTTTCCACAGGATGGTTTTCAGTAGAGACTATCCACTTGGAAAATTGTGCATTTTCTCTCTTTTTAGGTTCGAGATTATATTTCATCCAATCCCAAATATTATACTCAAGATTATCTTTATACTCTTCATACCAGTCAACTACAAATTGAGGGACATCTTTAGGTTTGTAAATACCCTCTAACTTCTGTAGATCCTCCAAAACCTCTTCAACTGGAACATCCTCAAGACACATTTCTTTATATTCTTTAATTAATTCACTTAATACCATCTTAAATTCTCCAAAATTTTAAAGTCAAGGGGAATTTCACCCCTTGTAATTAGTTTTCTTTTTTCTTAAATGCTACTGTGAGGCTTAATACTGTTAAACCTAACACAGAAAGGGCTACACCTGTTTCTGATCCTGTTTGTGGAAGCATAGGTGCTTTATAAGTTTCTACAGGTGTTTCATGTGAAACTTCACCTTTGTTTTCAACCTTAACTTCTTCCTTCTTAGGCTCTACCTTAGGACTTTCTGAAGGTACTTTTGGCTTATCTTCAGGAGTCACAGGAGGAGTCTTAGGATCTTCATGAGGTTTAACTGGTTCTTCAGGGATGTGAAGCTCAGGAATTTCCACAATTGGTGTAGGAGGAAGAACAGGAACATCTTCGATTGGAAGGTAAGGCTTTTCAAGGATAGGAGCAGGAGGCATCATTGGAATATCTTCAATGTTGATCTCAGGCTTATTCAATATAGGTGCATCATTAGGGATAATTCCAATAGGTTCAGTGTATTCAGGTTTCACACGTTCTTCAGGAATACCTGGAATACCTCCATGCCATTCAGGTTTCTCATACTTAGGAGCATCATTAGGAATCTCCCAAGTAGGTTCAGGTTTATTTTCACCTGAGGCATCTCCTTTTCCTCCTACCAGCTGTACATAGCTATATGAGGTAGATCCATCATTTTCTGCTTTCAACTCAATCTTGTTAGTTGGGTTAACACTATCCTTAACAGCATTGACAAGTTTAGTCTTATAATTGATGTATAGCATGTGATCCAAGCGATCCATCTTGATTGTAAATCCATGATCTGACTTACTAATAGATTTTACTAGATCCATAGCATCACCCTTGTCAATCCAAGGATCTAGGCTTTCAATGTTTTTGATCTCAAAGTAGTTATCAACTAACTTTTGATTTTCTGACATTTCGTCAATGATGGTTACGTAGTTAAGAACACGCTTAGCATAGTTGATACGGGCTGTCCAGTTAATCACAGTTGGATCATCTTTATCCTGTGATCCCCACTTAGCAATCAGCTCATCTTTACCAATTACTTGCTCTTTTCCAATGTTAGCAGTAACAACTGTACCATTAAAATTCACAGAAACAGGTTTTCCTGACTCTACTTTGTCAGTCCACTTTGCATCAAGTTTGAGACTCATTTGTTTGTTCAATGGATGGTTTGTAAAGTAGTCATTAAACACAGTGGTTACTGTGCGATCTTCAGGATTAGTAGAAGCCTTACCTACTACAGCATCTTCAGGGTTTTTAACATCAAATTCATACTTAGTTTGGAAGTTAAGCTCTTCAGGGAAAGTCATTGTTACTTTATCACCTGCATTAATAGGCATATCATCAGCAAACTTAATATTTTTATACTCTACAGTAAATTCTTGATACTTTCCTTCACCTTTAGATTGGTCAATAACAACTTCAGGATTTTTTACAGTGATCTCTGTGCCCTCTTTAGTGATCTCTGTTGGCTGTTTAACCTCAGTGGTATTATTACCCTCTGGATTAGTTACAAGAGCTGTAGGAGCTTCCTGTGAGCTTACAGGGCTATCCTGAGCATCAGCTTTAGCATTATTAGCAAGTGCAAGTGTAGCAAGTGTAGCTACTGTTAAGATTGTTACTTTGTTAGTTTTCATTTTCAAATTGTTCCTTTTCTTTTTTAGTGAGTCTTGTTAGTTCCATTTTGTCAGGCTCATATCCTGAGTCATCATTCCTCTTATAAGCTTTACATCCCATATTATCATCAACCACAAGATCGTAAACATCTCCTGATTTGTGGTTTCTAAAATAAGTTACCATCCTTGATGAATTATTGGATTGTCGCTGTAAGAGTATCATTGACTCATACCATCCCTCAATAAATGCAGAACCATACATATCTGAGGTTTGAATCTTAGCACCCCTTTCAAGTTTCCTTGAGTGGTGTACTAACATGATTGAGCAGTTAGTTTTTTTGCTCAGTGTTGATAACATTTCAAGCCTTAGGACAATATCCTTATGCTTGTTTATATCTCCTGAACCAAAAAGTAGATACATAGGATCAATAATTAGGAGCTTAACCCCTAACTCTAGGATGCTATCCTTGAGCTTGTAAATATGATCCATAGTGATATTGTCATCTACAAAGTAGATAGGCAACTCAGTTTCACCAGTGATTGAATATATCTTGTGCTGTTCCATAGAGAGGTTATTCTCACCTTGAATGATTAATACAGCACCTTGTTTCACTTCCCTTCCATCAAAAGGTTTTCCTGTAGCTACAGCACAGGCAAGGTTAAGAGTAAGAGTTGACTTGAAGGACTTAGAAGGTGCTCCAATCACCCCTACTGAGTTGTTTTCCCACAGGTCTTCTATTAACCAGAAGTCCGTAGGATCAAAAGGCTCAATCTCATCAACACGCTTGATATTGACTTTACCTTTCTGTGGCTTCTTACCTCTTAACTCAGTATCTTCAAGCCTTACAATTCCCTTAGGAGCTTTACTTAACCGCTTCAGTGAGGCTCTATCTTCAAGTTCTTCTTCAATCTCTTTAGCTTCAGCCTCAACTTTAGCATAAACTCTATTTACTTCAGAATCTACGTTCTTTTCTGTGAACTTAGCCATTGAATCAGGAGCATTTAGAAGCACAAATTTCACTTCTTCCTTGCTTGCTCCATTGATGAACATTTTGCTCTCAATGTTCCAAGCCCATTCTGATCTGTCTGATCCTAGAGTGTTATTGAACTCTTGCTTCACAGAATATTCAAGAAGTAACTCTTCTAGATCATATTCTTTATATTCTATAGGCTCATTATTTACTATTGTGCTTTCTGTGATATCTACATCTTTCAGATGCTTGATAATTTCACGCTTCCTGTACACTGTACCTTTGCCTTGCATACCTGAGACTTTGAAAGTACTAGCATACTTGTGATTACATGTTCCTGGAATACGGTATAAATGCACAATGTCAGAACCACAAGGATCAAAGTCATATTTCTTTATCAGTTTTTTACAAATGATTTCTTGCTCTTGTGGAGTTACCTTATTATCTAAAACCCAAACGCCTTGATACTTTCCTGGGCTTGTTTCCCAATAATAAGAGGGTGGAAGATCTTCAGGAATAGGTACTCCATCAATGTCTTGTGCAATGATGAAGCTATCTTTTGCATTAATCTTTTCACGTTTGTTATTCTTAACAGGTGTGAAGCAGATATATAGGTCAAATTTATCCCTTAAGGCTTTAACTTGTGAAGGAATAAATTTAATTTTATACTTATGTTCTTCAAACTCCCTACTAAACCTTTCCTCAGGGTGTTTTTGGATGTAAAATTTCTTATTCACACAAAAGGGAATCAAGTCATCTTCTGTGTAGTTCCTTTTCAGAAGATCTAAAAATTCTTTACTCATTTATTCAATAAATCTCCATTCATTCACAGGTTTAAACTTAAACCTTTCAGGCAATTCACCAATCAAGATACTGTAAGGATACCAAAGAACATCACCTAATCTAGAAGAAGCTTCTTTCAGGTAACTTTTAAGTGAATTAATAAACCTTTTTGACTTTCCTTTGATAATGTCTAGAAAATAGCAATCTACATGAGCAAGTGTTTCATGAACATCAAATGTAGAATTACACAAACATCTATCCTTATTCAGTTCAATCAATCTAAAGTATCTTTCATCTGATGCTTTCTCTGTGATGATACCTAGAGCAATGAGTTGATCAAGGGCTTTATAGATAGTTCTACGATCCTTAATACTTGTCATCTCCATAATGTTTGCTGTGTTTAGGTACTGTTGGCTAGGCATACCTAGATAGATATAATATGTCCACAGAAAAGCAAGTACTAGGGCTGTTTTTAAGCTCATACCATAAAGCATAACCCATCCTAGGTTAAGGTTTAGATAATCTTTAGCTTTTCCATTTTCATCATAATTAAAACTATCATAGTAAAGGCTAGTATTTACTTTGTAGTTTCTTTTCTTTGAAAATTTCAATCCATCATATCCTAGAAGGTAGCTTTTATTCTCAGCAATTCCTAGATCCACTAAATTAGTTAGATATCTTGTAAGCTGTGATGAAGACACAGGAAAAACCTCTTGCAATGTCTCAGTACTGTAATTGAATGTCATTGTTTCATCCTCTGTGTGACTAGCACAGAAGGCATAAAAGATACATTCATTGATTGAGTTGAAAGGGTTATCATGCAAAAGGTTTATAGGAATTTTAATATACATTAACATTTTCTCCTAACATTTATTTTTCCATTCTTTTAGTGTAACCCTATTTTAGCACAATGAATTTTAAAAAGCAACACTTTTCTTTAAAATTTTTAAATTTATTTTCCTAGTTTCCTAGTAGTTATATACTTAGTAGTTAAGTAACTATATATTATATAAATAAAGTATAATTATATATATAAATCATTAATGCTCAGATAAAATAAGGTTAGTAAAACCCATCTATGCTCAGATAAAGAATTTCAATTAAATATCACAAATTTGTAAATTTTAGGTTTATCCTGTTGACAATTTTACATCTTGTGATATAATCATATTATAGCTCCTGACAGCTATATTCCGTTTTTTAAAGTGTAATGAAAGAGATCTTCAATGAGGAAGGTCTTTTTCTTTTTACTTACTATTCAGGATAAGGTAAGCATCATCAGCATCCAAGTGAAGACCTGAAAGGATCTCAGCTGTACCAAATTTCTTGTATTTACTATCCTGTGATGTATTGGCATAGAAACGTATTCCTACATCTTCTAGCTCCCCTGTGTTTATACTCATTCCCTCAATTTCTTTAAAATCCTCAAATTTTAAGTAAAAGACAAAACACATCATTGCTATTGTGAAAGAATAAGCACTTTTAGCCATCTCTCCACTTCCAAAATTTGTGTATGTTCCTGAAAAGGCTATATCTTCCCCTTCCTGATAGTAATAAATACGTGTGGAAGGGATTAGGTTATATTCTTCATCTAAACAGTAAAATTTAAGTATTTTATAGCCTATAGCATCTAAAATTTTAGGAGTATCACTTCCTGTTTTCCTTTTAGCGTGGCAAGAACCACAGAAAGCCCACTTTTTAGAAATATCTTCAATTTTATCATCAAAATAATCATAAATTAAGGTTCTGTAGTGATAACCTTTATGAAAATTAGGCTTACCTGTGTAGTAGTTTTCAAACCATGCTTTCACTTCTCCCCAGATCTTCAAATGATCCTCTTTAAAGGCTATATTTTGGCTTGTAAGCTGTTTTTTAAGGCTGGGGGTATTATTCCCTTCCTCATACTCAAAACCGCTGTAGTAGCTCTCTAAAAGCACCTTAAACGTGATATTTTCATATCTATCATTCAAGGAACGGTTTCTAAATAAATGATGTGCTTTATCTTCAGCCTCACCTCTCTTATATTCTAACAGCTGTGCTTTAATATCCTCTATAGGGCTAAAATGCACAAGATTAGGATAAATAACCTCTTTTCCATAGGCATTTAATATTTCATTTGTGTAATGATCCTCAATAAACCTACTAGCTTCCATATAAGAGTAAGTTAAAGCATCTATAATACCTTCATCCTTAACTTTACCAACTAATCTAGTTTTAATTATAAAGTCACAAATAGGATCTATATAAGGCTTTCCTAGTGACTCTTTTAAGGCTCTTTTCTGTATCTCCTGTAATGGTTTAAAGTATTTATAACCTTTCAACTCCTCAGGATCTAGATTTTCCTGTAAGTATTTCAGCGTTTCTGAATAACTTCCCTTGATTTTAATTTCATTCATATAGACTTAACCCCCTAACTCCTATTAGGGCATTATCTAAATAGAATTTTCTTCCTGTGATTAGTACCCCCTTAGTGATCCCTTTTTTCTTTAATGCTTCTGCTGTGATCTTGCTTACAATGATATACTGATTATTTTCTATTAAACTTTTAATCACAGGTAAGGGGTCTGTGATAGTATAATCAATAATATCAATAGGTACTCCCTCAAGTTCCTTGATAGTTTTGTAGCTTGTATATGCTCTTAAGGTAAGCTTACTCTTTGGTATAATTTTGTATACATTTCCTTTATGGTCACAGATATTTATATTATGACCTGTTAAGTTAATCATCTAATCCCCCTAGATAAAATTTTAAGCTTTCAGGAATAAGAAGAGGCTGGAAAGTACCTGTATTAATGTATTTCAGCCTTACTTCTTCCCCTAGCTTGTTCAAAATAAAATAATCATGATTATTTTCATAAGCTTTTATCAAAATAACCTTGTCACCTTTTTCTAACCAATCCCAAGACTCCCCAAGGATATAAACCCCTAGGAAGTCAAGATAAGGAGCATGAAAGTAGTTATTTTGCTCAATGAATTGTACTACTTTGTCTACTGTTTCCTGGATCATAGCTTGTGAGCCTCACTTGTGATATCTACAAAAGTCCATAGAACATATACAGCACAGTAGAAAAGAAGGAATAAGCGAAAAGAATAGTCTAATACTGGATGTAATGCAATAGAAAAGATTACAAAGACATTTGAGTAATAGATAAATAGTTTTTTAAAATTTAATTTGCGTTTTTTAGTGTTTTTCATTTTTATTTCTCCATTAAGATTTTTTTAATAGTTATTGCTGTTTCCATTGCGTCACTTGCTTCATAAAATTTCCCCTTATGGAAAATACCTTTGTAACCATTCCAAAAGTTTTTATTAAGGTGATAACTTAAATAGCCACAAAGTTGAAATATACTATCATCTTTACCAAAAGTAAGTATAGCTTCCTTAGTACCTCCCACAAGGTAAATACAAGCTTTCTTTTTATAAATAATTAATCTTAACATTTTAAATTTCTCCTATGATTTTAATTTATTGTATCTTTGTCTGAGTAGTAAATATCACCTATTTTATAAAGGTCATAATCACTAGGGTGTACGTGTATTTTGTGTTCTTTTTGTGTTTGAGAATCCCACAAAATGAATTGTAAGTATTCTCCGTCATCAGTCTTCCCTACAATTTCACAGTCTGAAGGATTAGGGTTTTTCACTATAGTTTCTTGTTTTTCTTTCTCTAATCTATCATAAATATTAGATAGATCATTCCCAGCCTTGAAAATGAACATTATAGCAAATGTACTGAAGAAAATTCCTATGTATAGGATATTCAGTAAAATCCTGTTAAATCTTTCCATGATATACCTTCCCAATTATAGATAACTTCCAAACATTTTCGGCTACTGTAATAACTAACTTGCTCTTTTTAGCTTCTGACCAAATAACAAGCTTGTGATCCCCATTTTCAATATAAGCATCTAGAATTTGCTTGTCTTTAAGCGTGTAGTTTTGAACAAATTCCTGCTTTTCTTGCTCTTTTTGTGTAAAAGTGGTTACTTTTGCAAGTGTGTAGATATTTAAACCTAACACACAAGCAAGTAGAATAGTAAATAATGCTTTTTTCATTGTTTTTCTCCTTAAATGATATAATCTTCTAATGTTTTCTTGCCTACAAATTGGGCTTTCACATAAAATTCATCTTTTGATGGGCGATAGCTAACACGGAAGTCATTTCTTCCACAATAGTTGAATAATTGAACAAGTGCATCACGGTCACTTTTACTTTGTCCATAGATATGGGCTACTAGTGGGAAAGTACTGAATTGTTCTAATATAACAATATTAGTTCCCCAATGATCCAACTCAAATACATCTGTATCTTTGTTGTAACGTGCTTGCCATTGACTTTGCAAGCCTCCTCCACAATAGTACATCATACGCCCATTTTTATTGGCGAATCCTTTAGATACTGCTTTTTCAATGATATTTTGTAGTGTTTTAGACATTTTTATTTTCTCCTAGATTTTAAAATTTAAATTAAAGTGTAACTGTTGTTCCAAGTTACCAAGGCGATTGTATAAGTTAGTTTTCAAACCATCTTCTAAGTATACCCATAAAGCTATTTTTATCCACAGATGAGCCTATTTTCTTACCCCAATGATCCAATATATAGATATCAGCTTTCTGACCTTCTAGGGCTTTATATAGCTTGTTATATGCTTGAATGTTGTTGTTAGTAGAAAGTAAAGTCTCTTTTTCAGTAAAGACTGTTACTTTCTCTTTAGAAATTGAAACATTTAAGAATGTAAGCTTTTTATACTCTCCCATTTTTAAGAGCCTCCTGAAATTCATCTGAATTAAGCTCAACATAACCAAGGGTTTTCTTGTGTTCATAAATCCGCTTAACTTCTTTTTGTGTAGTATTTTCTAGTACAAAGTAGTTTGCCCAGCGTGGAGTAGCTACGGTTGAAGCCGTCCATCCTGTAAACATTGTATTATTTTCAATATCCACAAGTAGGAAGAATCTTGAGCCATAAGTATTATATTTACTGATGTAAAGTTCTGCATTGTTATAGTTAAATTTGTAGTCCATTTTGGCTACCTCCTTGATTTTAATAGTGAGATCTTTGCTTTTGGCTTGTCTCACAAGTCCTATGCTCCTTATCCTAAGAAGGTAGTAACTTGAATCTTGATAGCTCCTAGGTTGTATCTCTCTCAACCTTATGTATTAATTATAACAGGTCTGAAAGAAAAAGTCAACCCTTTTTTAACAAAATTTTTAATTTATTTTAAAATTTTTTAGCTTTTTAGTAATTATATTTTTAATTTTATCTATTCATAATTAGAAAGTAAGTGAGCAAGAAAGAGGAAGAAAGAAAGAAGAAAAGAAAGTAAGTTATTGCTTGTAAAGTAAACCCCTTTTTGATATAATATAGGAAGAAAGAAAATCATTAAGGAGAATGAAACTAATGGTAAAGATAATAGAGATATCTAATAATCACAATCAATCAATAAGGATTGAGGGTAATCAACTCACCTATAGAGAAGGTAGAAAGAAGAGGACTTCTGTACTCTACTCTTATATGGTAGATGAAGAAGACCTTATACTAATCACAGGAGATAACAGCTATCATGTTATTATTGATAATGCTTCTATGTACAGTAGACATATCAAGGAAGCTCTCCGTGGACTAGATGGTGATAAGGTAGTATTATTTAGTAAGTGGTCTATAGGCAAGAGGTTTAGAGATTAGGCAATCATTTATTGGTTGCTTTTTTGTATGGTGTAATGGTAGGGTATAGTATACAGTTAGGGAGAGATGGTATATGCATAGAAATGGGTAAAATGGATGGTTTATGCATAATAAATTCACTTTATTCATTTTTTACCCATTTTACCCAAAGTAGGAAAGAAAGGGGTTGAAAGGAGGTTGTTAAAAATGGAAAAATGTTAGGTCGATTAAAAAATGAGGAGGCAGGGAGGGAGGCTGGATTTCTCTATTGACCGATATAAAATAGTACTTAAAAATAGGGTTGAAACTAATCTAACCCCTTGAGGCTACTTGCATAATCACCACTGTTAAATTAAGGTTACTTTCATTACATTCCTCCATAACCAACCCTCTTTCATTATTACAAAAGAAGGTTGAAAATTACCTTCTCAAAAATACCAGCATAATTTTATAAGGTTAATTTAGGGTTTATAAATAGTTAACCTAGATACTTAAAAAGGGTAACTTAAATGTTACCCATGTAGATTAGAAAGAAGGAGTTCCTTCAGTTTCCTTTAAAAATTTACTATGACTAATCGCTATTGACCTCTCAGGATTAGCATGTCCTTTCTCACCATAGAAAGGATTGGCTATATGCTTCTCAAGGCTAAGGATTAAGGAGTTAAAGATAAATCTTCTTGTGTCCATTCCTGCTTTGCTACAGATTAATTCCATACGAGGTGTTACTGTGTCAGACTTGATGCTAAAGCATGAATAATACTCAATAGGAGTAAGGTTGTAGAGGCTTAACCATTCATCTAAGGTCTGAAGCTTATCTTTCATGATAATCTTTCTTGTGACCATCTTTGTGAAGTTAGCCTTAAATCTAAACTTGGCTGTGAAGTCCTCTGTGGTAAAGTAACGATTAAGGTAGCGTGAATATCTATCTCTGTATCTATCCATCCTCTTTGTGTGTAATGCTATAAACTTACCATAGGCTCTAGGGCTTACTATCTTTTCATAAAATAGCATCTCCTGTGAAGACTTAGGCATAAACTTCTTGTGATCTAAGCTTAGGAAGAATCTGAAAGGGATAGGATTGTAATATTCATAATCCTCAATACTTACTCTGTGGAAGTAGTTATACTTGGCACTGTAGAGGAAGTTGGCTACTGCTTGTGCTCCATTTTCTTTATACACAAGATCAACCAATTCCATGCCTTTGTAAGTCATGCTCATTAGGTCAAAATAAAGCTTTCCTAGCTCACTGTGGCTAAGCTCTTCTGTGCACAGGTGATAGTAGTCTCTAAGAGGGCTTCTAGAATATTCTATCTCTGTGATATCATCACCATAGTGCAATTTCACAAGGTCTTTAACATTCTGCTTAAGGCTTCCATTGGCTACTCTCTTTCCTTCCAAGTCCACAGATGCTTGAAAGTATTCCTCTGAGATGATATTGTTTCCTGGATGTCTATCTTTACTGAAGTAGAGGTTAAAAATTTTACTATACATTTATATACTCCTTTGGCTAGCTAAGGATTATTTTAGCACAGTGAAGGATTATAGTCAAGAGGATAAAAGAAAATATTTTCCTAAAATATCTATCTGGGGATAAATGATTTATATATATAATTAACTTAATACTTACTACTTAGTTACTAAGTTACTTAACTACTAAGATACTAAGTTAGTAGTTACTAAGTAAGTATATAAGCATTAATGATTAGTATATATAATTTAACTACTTAGTTACTAAGTTAGTAGTTAAGTATTAAGTACTTAATGATTAATGTTAAGTAAGTTAATTATATATATAAATCATTTATGTACAGATAAAACATAAAAGGGTTATTGACAGAATTTAACTCTTGTGCTAAGATTATTAGCATGAAAATCTTAAGTTTAGATCTAAGCACAAAAAGTTCAGGATATGCAGTTTTTGAGGATGAAAAATTAATTGATTATGGTGTGATTAAAAGCACAGATAAAGACCTTCTTGTGAGAGGCAACTACATGGCTGAGTTTGTGAGACTACTCTGTGAGAAATATGGCAAGTTCGATCTTGTGGGAATTGAAGAGCTAAAAATTTTAAGCAATCAGGCAACTCTTGTGAAATTAGCACAGGTGCAAGGAATGGTTTTAAGAGAGTTAAAATACCAAGAGGTTAAGTTTGTATTCCCTACTGTGTGGAGAAAAGAGTTTAAGCTAAACGGTAAGAGAGCTGATGCTAAGGCTAAGGCTATTAAGCTTTGTGGAGAGCTTGGTTATGAAGTTGAATGTGATGATGATGCAGAAGCAATACTTTTAGGAATTTATTTCCAAAAAGGGGTTGACAAGGAAACCCTAATCTGATATACTAATTATCAGGCACACCTATTCCTTTCTGTGTGCTAGGATAGATTGCTCATTGTGAGCGGTGTTTTGTTCCACGGTGAGAGGTTTTTGTTGATATTTTCCCTCTCACCTCCCTCTGCCCTTGTAGCCAAGTGGTTAAGGTCGAGTTCTGCAAAAACTCTATGCGCAGGTTCAAATCCTGTCAGGGGCTTGTCATGATTGGTATTCATGTCTC